TCTGACATGATAGCTCCTAGTAAATAGAATGATAACTCATCCTCGTTTAAAAATACCCGCCTATTTATTGTATATTTTCGTGTAGTCATACTTATTTGGCGGGGTATGCGTAGATTCGAACTGTTACTTTGCGCTTTCTATAATTAGCCTCCCAATATCTGATTCTCTATTGCCTACTACAAAAGTTGCCGAAGACCCTAAAACTATTACATAAATCATACTATTTTCATTTTCTGTTGTTGCTCCGAATTTTTCCCAGCTATCATATGCATCTAAGTCTTTGTATATAAAGTATTCGATTTCTCCATCGTTTTCTATTATATGATCTGGCCAAAACCTTTTTATTGCTTGTATAGTTTTTACTATTGTATCTGGTTGAATGTCATCAAAAGTAATATCGTCTCCGCCTATTTCCATTTTTTACCTTTCTTTGGTAGGGCCACAGGGAATCGAACCCTGCTCTCCTGGTTAAAAGCCAGGTGCATCCCCACAATGCTTCGGCCCCAAATTTGTTTTGGACCCGAATGTTTCTTTCTACTCATCCTGCTCATCTTTATCTTCTCCTTCTGATGGTGGTTGTGATGTTGCTAGTACGGATGTAGGGAATTCGCCTACTTCTTTTGCGAATTCGAAAAACTCTTGTTGTCGTTTTTGTTTTAAATCTTCTTCTGTAAAATCTTTTGGAACAATCATAGCCGTAGGAAGCGGTCCGGTTTTTTCACATAGTTTTAGGAATTCTTTTCTTAGAATTTTCCTTTTTAGTTTGCTGAGAGTTCTTTTTGAGATTTTGATTTTAGTCATTTTAGCCACCAGAAAGCAAAAAACCCAACGACCGGCCAGTCATTGGGTTAAAAAACTTATTAGACTGGCCGGGGTTACGTAGTATCGAGATTCTGTTCCAAAGACTTATGTTGACGAATACTAAATAACCCTGTTCCCGCTGACATACCGGGCCATGGTTTATTGGTGGGGGCGGCCGGAGTCGAACCAGCAGTGGCCCTGTTAAGTGACGTCTGGTTTACAGCCAGGTGAGCCCGCCTATGCTCAGCACCCCCAGAACACAAATCTAGATTGCACGCCAAATGTGCGGCAATATAGGTTCTGGTTTTGACTGAGCTAATCATGTGAAAAATACTCCAATATTTACATTAGATGTAAGATTATATTCTTTTATTCATATATAACAAAAAAATTATTTATCTTTAACCAAGTTTTCCGTAACTTTCTTTGCTTCCTCGAACTTTTTTTCTGCGGTCTCACGATTTTCTTTTAATTTTTCTAAATCTTCTGGCTCTAGTTTATCCGCATTAGCCATAAGTTCTGCAATCTCTTTACCCATTACATCAGTTAAAATAGTCATAATGAGCATATCGGCATCATAGTTTTTGTTAGATATTTCAGCTAATCCTTTTAACAATTCATTTATTGTTATTTGATTGGTGGCGTATTTTTTATAATAATTGGCCGCCGCCTTTTGCATTAAGTTTTTCTTTGCCATAACTACCTACAAATATTATTGTCTGCCGCTTTTATGGTATATAATAGTATAACCACATCGACAAATTTGTGCGCAGGAAAATATAATTCATCATGGCAGTTGTTACAATAACCATCTCTGAGTCGTCTGTCCAGTTAATTTCTGGGATTCCTATAAGTATTTCGATGACGACCAATATTCCGTCAACGATCTTCTATACTTTGGACGGAACAGATCCCACAACATCCTCTTCCGTTTATATAGGGGGCGAATTAGAGCTGCCCACGAACCAAACAACCGTTGTGTTTAAGGTGTTTGCTACAGATGGGGTTGATTCTTCTTCAATAATTACGCGTACTTATCAGCCAGACATAGTAATTTTGCGTCAAGCTCAGGACGAAGTAGACATGACAACAGAGGGCCCTGGCACTCTTCCGATGTTTCCTTATGGTGATCCGACACCTACATTACCAGTAGTGTATGGCAATATAGCCGAACCACCTGTAGATGCCCCTGATGTACCCGGCATTCCTGACGGCTTTGATGGAACTGGAACGGGAACATATGCAAATGAGACAGATGAGCCGATAACATCATACGAGATTAAATATTCGGATTCAAACGTTTTAGGCGAAAGAGGGCATGGGATAGGAACCAGGCCGGCGGAAGTAATAATAGATGATCCTCAGACGGAATACAGGCCAGAATTTTCTAATCCCAAAGACAGATTTTTTAATCCGAAAGCACTGGTAATTTATCAAGATTCTAGGGACGAACCATTTGACGAGGGTACATCAATAATTAATCGCCAATATTTTTCTTTGGAGAATCCGGAGATAGTTAAGGACGGTATATTAGAAGATACCACGGCGTATGAGGGACTAACTGTTACTGGAAGTTTGGTTAGGACATATTTTAATCCCAATGATAATACGATGACATATTATTATTTTGATAGCCAGGTTTTGCGTTGGATTATATCTACGGAGCCTTACACACCTAATAGAGAGACCAGTATATTGACGGGGCTGGTTTTTTCGTCGAGGAATCAGGGAGACCAACATGTATATAAATGGAGACCGTTTGCTGGCCGCCGATTAATTTAAATTTGATTGTAAGTTATATTAAGTAAGATATTATGTTAATTAAAAGTAGTGTATTAAAAAATAAGCCGAAAAACTATAATGGAATGTGGCTAAGTGTTTCTAAGGTAAAAACATTTAAAACGTGCAAAGCCCAATATAGGTATGTATATATAGAAAAACGACCTAGAAAGGAATGGCCTCATCATATATTTGGAAGTTTTGCTCATGAAGTTGTAGAAAATTTTCATCGCAAAATAATTGAGGGATATAAAGGATCTTTAAATGATCTGATGACGGAATGTTTTAAGATTTCTTGTGTAACATTTTCTGGAAAGATGGATAACGAACAAAAGCGCGAGGTCTGGGGCTTATTAAATGACTATCTGATTAATTATTCCAACGAAGAAAAGACAGGAAAAGCTCCGGAAGTTGTCGATGTGGAAAAGAAGTTCTACATAGATATTGATGGAAAGGTGTTGCTGAACGGATTTATTGACCGCATACAGAACGATGATGATAATATTATTCATGTTGCGGACTATAAAACCACCAAGAATAAAAAATATTTGATTGGTGATTATTTACAGCTCTTGACATATGCGTATGCGATATGTATGATGGATCCAGACATACAAAAAGTTCGCGCGTCATATATTTTGATGCGACATAAATTTGGGACTATTATGAAAGAATATTCCCGAGAAGAGGTAATGTCTGTAGAAAAACAATTTTTAAAGTTTGCCGATGAAATTAGGGCAGAGAAATTATGGCGCCCTAGTACATCTCCTCTATGTCGTTTCTGTGATCACGCTGATGTTTGTGAGGCTGGTCAGGAGATTGTTGAGAAAAGCAAGGGCGATGTTAGTAAGTTTGGCGCAACTAGTTGGTAATTAGAAAAAAGGTGATATTATGCCACTCCAATGTGATGAGTTTGAATATTGTAAGGTAAAAGTACATTATGTTGCTGACCCCGATGTAGTAGATGAGAAACGGGAAAGTATTGTCAAAAATATTAAGAAGCAAAAATTAAAGGTCCCAGGCTTTCGTCCGGGTAAAGCGAGTGATGCCGCAATTATTTCTGCATATAAAAAGCAGATTGATGAGGCGGTGATTCAAGAATTAGTTGCACACGCTTATGATGACGTGGTGTTCGAGACTAAAATGAAGCCAATTGGATATCCTCAGGTATTTAATACGGTTATTGATGGGTCTAATTTTTGGTGTGATTTGGTGTTTCTTAAAAAGCCCGAGTTTGAGCTGAAGCAATATACTGAGTTTGAAATTCCCAAGCCACATCAGGAGCATACTTCAGCTGATTTAACTGAAAAGATGATGCAGGATTTACGCGTTCGTCATGGAGACGTGGTTCCATATGGTGATGGTGATTTTGTACAGGCGGGAGATCAGATTACTTTAGATTTTAGCTGCATGATAGACGGCGAAAAAGTTGAAGAGATGTCCAAAGAGGGTATGTTGTATGATGTTGGCCAGAACTTAATACCGGATTTTGATAAGCAGTTATACGGAATGACGGCCGGAGAGAATAGAAAGTTTGATATAATTTTTGGTGACGATATGCCGGTTGAAAAGTATCGTGACAAGCGAGCTAAGTTTGATGCCACCGTACATATGGGCACAAAAACTATTCCCTGCGCATTAGATGATGAGTTTGCCAAGAAACTGGGGCAAGAATCATATGATAAGCTAAGACAAGAAGTACAAGCAACAGCATGCAGACAGCTGGATTTGGTAAAACATCAAATGATTGCTCAGCAGATTATTACTAAATTGGTAGAGGCACATGATTTTGAGGTACCTCCTTGGTTGATGCTTATGGAGTCTCAGAATCTGGCCAGACAGCAGCGCATGGACTGGGAAAAGTTAGAGGATGAACATAAAGCGGCTTTGAATGAGAGGGCAAAGCAGAGTGTTAAATTATCTTTAATTCTAGATTCGATTAGAGAGGCCGAACCTGAGGCAATGTTTTCAGATGACGAGTTGCTTCGAAATATTAAAGCGAGAGCAGATGCCATGGGACAAAATGGTGATGAAGTTTTGTCGAGGGCTCAGAAAGACGGATCTCTATTTGGTATGATAGCCTCATTAAGGGATGAGGCGACTATTCAATGGATAGTTGAGAAAAGCAAAATAATTGAGTAAAGGAATACAAAAAAATGAGTGATAATAAAGACATTTCATTTCCGGCTAGGCTAAAAACAAAATTACCTGCTGGCTTTGCGGATTCTGCTGATTCAATGGGCGCTGACGAGATTAAGACGAAAATGATTGAGTCTCAACGCACAATTGTTGAAACTGAGCGTGATATGAAGGGTGATGTAAAGCTGAACGATTTAAAAGAGCAAAAGAAAGAGGTTGAAGAGACGTATAAAGAGGTTATAGTGGTAAACAATGCTATGATTAAGTATTTAATTTATACGCTTGAGAAACGCGGCTTGTAATGTCAATCGTTAGACATCCGGTAAAATCTTGTTGTAGATCAAAATCATTTATTTTTGAGACAAGTAGGCCAATCCTTAAGCCACAGCTTCGGATATTTACTGATGCCGGATATGTGGCGCCTCCAAGTTTTTCTAATGCCGGGGTGTTTTATGTCCGTGGAAAGGGATTGGTTGCTACCTCTTCGTTCGGAGCCACCAGAATAAATGTTAGATGTTCTGGTAATAATTGTTCGCATCAGTTGGATGAGTTTCAAAAGGTGTTGGAGAAAGCTATTAGTTCGTAATATAGACAAATTATTTTAATATTAAAAAATTAAGCTTGGTGTTTTATGACAACTGATTATTGTTCGCTACATAATCATACTACATTTTCATTGATGGACAGCCTAATTAAGCCTAAGGAATTATTTCAACGGGCTAAAGAATTAGGACAGTCTTCTATTGCTATTACTGATCATGGAACTCTTGCCGGCGCTTGGGATGGCCTAAAGTATTCTAAACAGGTTGGGGTGAAGCTAATATTTGGGTGCGAATTTTATTTTGTAGATGATGTCTCTGATGAAAATTCAAAAATTCGCCATGTTATCTTGTTAGCAAAGAATTATCAGGGATATAAAAATCTATTATTGGCAAATAAACTAGCTAATGATAATCACATTATATTATTTAAGAAAGTTTTACCAAGGATAGATTGGAATGTTCTTGAGCGGTGTAGTGATGGTCTAATTTGCACTACTGCTTGCGGTGGAGGCATTCTGTCCCAGCTAATAAATACAAGACAAATTGATAAAGCTAAAGCACAGGCCCAGCGTTTAAAAGATATATTCGGAGATTCTTTGGCGTTGGAAATACAGCCGCATGCTATGAGAAGGAATGCTACGCAGTATAATGATTATGAGGATCAAACATTAGTTAATCATACCTTAATTAAATTTGGAGACGAGCTTGGTATTAAAGTGGTGGCTGCTACTGATGCTCATTATTTGAATAAGGACGGCTGGGAGGCTCATGACGCTTTATTAGCAATTGGGACAAGAATGCCTGCCAGAGCTATTTCTAGGCTTAAGTATACCTCTCATGAATTTTATCTAAAAAGCCGCGAGGAAGTAGTTAAATTTTTTGCCCGCAGATACAAAGACAGAGCTGAGGAATTTTGTGATAATTCTTTGTATTTTGCCAATATGTGCGAAGAGCCAGAATGGATTAATCCTAAATATTCTAATCCATCTGGAAATGAACTGCCAGAGTTTCCAGTTCCAGATCAGCGGGATTATAGCATTTTTCTTGATTGGTTGTCAGAACAGCCAGAGGAAGTGCGCAAATTAAGAGAAGATTCTGCATACCTTAGGTATTGGTGTCTGAAGGAAATGCCATATAAAACACCACAAGACAAGCGGCAGGAGTATCTTGACAGGCTAGACGAGGAATTTGAGGTTATTGATTATCTGGGTTTCTCTTCGTATATGTTAATTGTGGCGGACTATGTTCAGTATTGTCATAAAAATGATATTCCGGTTGGTCCTGGCCGCGGTTCTGCCGGAGGAAGTTTAACTACATATTTGATGGGAATTCATACGGCAGATCCCATTAAATACGGATTGATTTTTGCCAGATTCTTAAACAAGTTTAAAGGAGAATATCCAGATATTGATTTGGATTTTGCGTCATATGGCAAAGAGTTAGTTCAGCAATATATTCGCGATAAATACGGGGATGATAAGGTAGCTCATATTAGTAATGTTAATACAATGACTCCTAAGGTTTTCGCTAGAGATATTGCTAGAGCATTTGAATATGGTGGCAATCAGAAAGCAGCTGTGGAAATGGGTACGGCTATAGCAGATGCCATTCCCGCTGATATTACAACATTGGATTCAGCTCTTAATAAAGCTCCATTATTTCAAGAGTATGCTAATTCTCTGAAGTATCCGGAATTAAAGAAATTTGCGGGTGATTTGGGAGGTATAGCTAAGGTATGGTCTACACATGCTGGCGGGTTGGTAATTGGCAAACGTCCTTTGGCAGAATGTGTTCCGCTTAGACGAGATAAAGATGGTACTGTTGCGCTAGAATATGAGAAGAAAAGAACTGAAGCCAATGGTCTGGTTAAGATGGATATTCTTGGTGTTTCAACATTAGACATCATAATTAATACTTTACAGTTAATTAAGCTGGCTGGTAAAACACCTCCGATTAAGGAAATAATTGATTATGACGCAAATGATCCGAAGACATATGAGATGATTTCTAGGGGAGATACTTTTTGTATCTTTCAATTAGGTACTAGTGGCGGGGCAATTGATTTATGTAAGCGAATAAAGCCGAAATGTATAGAAGACTTGGCGCTTATCAATGCGTTATTAAGACCAAACGCAAAAAGTGTTCGCAAGCCATTTATTAAAGCTCGCGATAGTGGTGAGGAAACCGAATTATTACATCCATATCTTAAAAGGGCGTTTGAAAGCACTTATGGATTTGCCGTATTTGAAGAGTGTTTGATGTATGTTGCCCAAGATGTTGCCGGGTGGGATATGCATGAGGCGGATCGTTTGCGCAAATTAACCAAGGAAAAGGGCAAAGATCCGGCCAAGGTTAGAGTGTGGAGAAAAGATTTTATTGAGGGAGCTGTAAATAATAAATATGTTCCTAGGAAGACAGCCACACAAATCTGGGACAAGATTGTAGAAAAATTCCAGGGATATGCTTTTAATAAGAGTCATGCGATATTCTATAGCTTTTTAGGATATCAATCTGCGTATCTAAAGGCTCATTTTCCATTAGAATTTATGACGGCAAACTTGATGTTTGAGGTGAATTCTGGGGCTAAGATTTCGGAAGATAATATTGCTAAGATCAAAGATGAGATTCGTGGCTGGGATGTAACTATTTTGCCGCCAGACGTGAATAAATCAGACACAACCTATAAAATTATTGATGAAAAAACATTGATGACAGGCTTAGATGCTTTAAAGTTTATGGGTAAAGATGCAATTCCTGAGATTCTTAATAAGCGTCCGTTTAATAGTTTTGAGGATTTTTTATCTAGAGTTGAGGGCAGAAAAGTGTCGGCCAGATCTATTCAGGCATTAGCGGCCAGCGGTGGTCTTGATTCGTTTGGCATATCCAGGAAGAGGATGTTTTTATATGCCAGTGATTATAAGAAAAAGCTGCAGGTATGGGTCAAGAGAAATCCTGAAACTGATGTACGTGAATTTGAATATCCATGGCCCGATGATGTTGGCGAGTGGACAGTTCCCGAAAAATATGCAATGGAGCATTATTATATTGGCGAAGGGTTATGCTGTGGAATAAGAGAGGCATATCCCGGGTTTTTTAATAGTAGGGCGTTGGATTTTTCTAAGTTGCCGGAATTATTTCCAGAGGATGAGGAATCAAACGATCGCTATGAGATTACAGCGTCTGATGGTATTGTTGAGGGAGTGATTCGTAATTATTTTGAATTTAAGGTTAAGAAAGAGGATAGTAAGATTTTTGGCGAGATAATGGCAAAAGTGGATTTAGAAGATCCTTATGGCAATGTCGTAGCTATGACAATATTTCCTAGTGGTTTAGAAAAATTTAATAATAGAATAAAATTATTAGGATCTAAAAATATGACATTGGAACCTGGAATTGCTGTTCATTGTGCTGCATCGGCTAATTGGTATGAGAATAATTTGTCATTAATATTCAGTGACTTAAAACGCGTGGCCCCAATTCCACCCAAGCCATCTGACCTAAAAGCTAGGAAAGTTTCTATGAGGGTGGTAGGCAAGAGGAAGAGAAAGAAGGTCTCAAAAATTGATCGAGAAAAATTATTAGAAACTATTGAGGATGAGCTGATCGAAGAAGGACACGCTGATATATAATAAATTGGAGAATAATATGAAATGTATGACGTGTAATGCAGAAATTCCGCCGGAGTGGGTTGCCGCGATAAATAGCGGGGTGTGTCCAGGATGTGGTGGTCAGATGTACTCTGATGAACACAAACAGTTATTAGAAGAGTTGCGCACCGCCATGGAAGAGATGAAGTCCGCAGATGCCGAAAGTATTACTGGGTGGCTATTATCGAATTATAGACTAACTAAGATTGGCGAAGCGGAACCAACACAATTCCATAGAAAACCGAATCAAGTTCAGGCTCAGGCTCAAGAGCGTGGCGATATTCCGACTGTAAAGGTTGCTGACAATCCGGTGAAAGAATATTTGGACCGTGCTGGATATAGCAAGAAGAAGGATTTGCGAGCAATTGCAAGTAGATTAAAGCAGGCGGCTGGTTCTGATGAAAGCGCAAATATGTATGTGAACCCCGAAGAAATAGAAGATGAATACCCAGAGGATTATCAAGAAGAACATCAGTCGGCAGAGCCGTTAGCCAAGAAGGTATTAGCTAACAACAGCGTGGTATTAGGTGGTGGTGGTAGCGAGGGGCCTCCTTTATCACCACAAGAACAAGCGGCGATTATGGAGACATTAAGCCAGGGTGATCCGGGAGTTTCTGGAGATATCCCGGCGCCATTACAGGCAGCTAGAATGGCTAAGTTGCAGAAACAAAAAGCTGCATTAGATGGTGGTGGCGGAAAGAACTCATTTCGCAGAGGCTATTAACAAATATGCTTAGAGTCATTGATAATAAAAGGATAGACTTAACTGATTCTGAGTTTAAACTATATCAGGAGATTTGTAAGTCCTACGATCGTCCGAATTTTGATGGCAAAGATTTGTTTCAAGGATTGTTTGAGACTGATGGGCAGGGGCGTATAGTATTTTTAATTCCACCCAAGTCTAAATATACAAGCATGGAGGTTTATATGTTTTTGGTGAATGTTATGGTTCACCAACATTTAGGCGATGCGTGTACTGAGGTAGAGAGCGTGGTGCAGGAGGGAAGGCGTGTAATCAAAGAGGCAAAACAACTGATTAAGAAGCTTAAATTAGTCGAGTCGGACAAGAAATAACGTATTTATAATTTATATTTAAGAAGGTGTATTATGACCGATAACAAGCAGGATGATGCTGTCGGATGGGATGATGCTGTATCTCCAGGGGACGACAGTTTAAATGCCCTACCTAAAGATTGGAACGGTTATACTCGTGCAGCTAAAGTTCAGAAATTAGTTGATGTGATTCAACAACAAATAGTGCGAGTAAGGACTGGAAATTTTGATTTATCCAAATGTTCCCAGGTTGCTGCTTTGGCTTTAGAAGGCCAAATAGAACTTGCGGAGTTTTATGCTGATGCTGAGTCAACCGCCAAGAGTGCCAAATATGAGACTGATTATATAGAAGGCGCGATGGCTGATGATTATAAAGCAAAGGCAGTCGATAGTGGCACAAAAATAACAGAAGCATCGATAAAACGTATGGCCTCTTATGCTCCAGAAGTTAAAGACGCTAAAAAAGCATTTGTAAAGTTAGAGAAAGAAAGCAAAAAATGGCGTTATGTTTATGAGATTTTAAAAGAGGCCCATGTTTTTTTTAGAAATTTAAATAAAGCATAGGTGATAAAATGACTAGTAATGACCGTAATGGTGTAGTAAAAATAGATTTAGATAAAATAGTAGAGAAATCCCGCGCAAGATTTAAGAACAAGGAAAAGGCGTTTGGGGAACAGTTAGTTCGTGGCTCTGGCATTGTTAAGCCAAGTGAAGATTCTGATTTTGTTTGTTGGAAGGATTCGCCGTGGGAGTTGTTAACAAGTATTCGCGGCATTCCATATGGTAAGATTGTACAGATATCTGGAAAGCCTGATTCTGGTAAGAGTACACATGCTATGGAATTTATGACACGAGCGCAAAAACAAGGCGATGTGGTAATTTTATGGGATGCTGAGGGCAAATTTAGCGCTAAGAGGTTTGATAATTATTTTGGGGGCTGTTCGGATGACCTGTTACTAGTCCCAAATAAGATGATTTTAGAAGGTGCAGATTTATTAGATGCGTATGTGCATTCTACGATGGAAATTAATCCCGATCAAAAGGTTCTGTTGGTGTGGGATTCTGTTGGCGGTTCATTACCTACGGCGGAAATGACAAAATCTAAGCGTGATTCCAGGCAAATGGCTGAGGCTTCAAAAGAAAATGCCATTGTTTGTCGGGGGTTTGTGCAGCTGATGGAGACATATAGGAACAGGAGTACAAACAAGTATAATATTGGAACGCTGTTAATTAATCAGACATATGCTAATATTGGCGCTCCCGGGCAGGTTGAGTCTGGCGGTCAAAAGGTGGCATATTTTTCTAGCCTGATTACGCAGTTAACTAGAAAGGCAGATCTTTTTAAAGTTCGGGACAAGGTAAAGCGAAAAATTGGCATATCTACCAGAGCCCGAGTTAAAAAGAACCACTTATTTGAAGGCGAAGATACTATTGCCGAAATGATATTAGATATTACAGCTGGCGGAGTTAGTGTGAACAAGAAAGATCCTGCTTATAAGTTGGTGGGCAAAGACTTCCAATCAGCCGCCGACATTGAGGAGGAGGATGATAATGAAGACGGCTGGGATGGAGAATAATTATTAGATTTGTCGAGGTGAGAAAGTGGCAAGAACTACTAGTAAAATGAGCACAAAAATTAAGGATCTGCCCGGTGGATCTGGTAATAAAATCGTATATTTAATAAGGGTTAAGGAGCCCGGAGAAACAGGTAAGATTCGGGCTTTCATATCCAATAACGTTACACAAGGAAACTTTGTTTTAGAGTGTATCGGATATGAAATAAAACCCACGCGTGTAGAGATAATAAAAACATATGAGGACGCTGTTGATAGAGTTAATAAGGATGGATTTTCGTTGTCGAGTATGGTCTTTCCTTGGCATGTAGTAATTAGCGTTCAAAATGTAACATATAGGACAAAAGCGTAATTTAAAGGAGTAATACAATGAGTGAAGAAAGAGAAGATTTTGGTTTGGTAACATGGGGCGCAGATGATTATCCTTCGGGTAATAATGGTAATAAGCGTAAGGATGAGTTTATTCGGTTGAGCGAAGGTAGTAATTTACTTCGCGTAGTAACACAGCCGTTTCAATATTGGTATCATAAGTATAAGGAGAATGCTAGCGATCCTGGATATGGCGACAAAGTCATGTGCAGTAAGTATCATGATTCTTGCCCGCTTTGTGATATGGGCGTGAAGAGGACTAGACGTTGGTATATTGGGGTCATTGATCGTAAAACCCAGAGTTATAAGGTTTTGGATATGAGTCCGAGCATTTTCTTTGCTTTAAAGAAACTAAATAAGAATGATGCTTGGGGAGATCCTGGACGATATGATATTGATGTTGTTGTGGATAAGGATGGCGGCGCAACCGGATATTACACGGTTATTCCTCAGCCTCCAACCAATTTGTCCACAGAAGACGTTGAGATTAAAAAGAGCCATGCTGATTCTGATGAGCTGAAGCGTAAATGCTCTCCTCCAACTCCGGACAAGGTGTTGGCTAAATTAGCGTTTATCAAAGATCGAAACAACAACAAGCGCAATAAAGGGTCAAATAAGGAAGCTGTAGCAGCCGCGCCAGCGCCTGAGACAGATTCTGCACCACAACCGGCCCAACAGGAAAATGAAAGTGATTATACGTTTCCCGCTGTAAACTAGTGTGAACTGATTTATTATTTTTCTGTTCTTAAATAGCCCCGATTTAATATTGGGGCTATTTTTTTATGTTATATTACATATATATGGGAAGTAAAAGAAAATATGTCATGGGAATAGACGCAAGCTCAACAACAATAGGGCTTTGTGTGTTGTCTTATAGTGATGCGAATATAAAATTAGAGCATAAAGAATTTTTCAAGCCGCCAAAAAAAGGAAATATCTTCGAGAGGCTGTTCAAAATCCGACAGTATATATGGAGTAAGTTGGATGAGTTTAATCCGGATGAGGTGGCACTAGAGGATATTATATTGTATATGAGAGGGAAAAGTACGGCCCATACTACTACTCTTTTATCTGCTGTGAATCGTGTAATTGGGATCACTATTTTTGAGTGGTTGGGCCGACCGCCCTATTTATATCCGGTTGAATTTATAAGGAAAACTATTAAACTAGCAGATGAGACGCCGCAAAAAGAAGATATTCCTGATTTAGTTGCTAGTATATTAAAAATAGAATATCCTTATTTTTTAAATAGAATTAAAAATATAGCTGTAGAAAATTATGATATTGCTGATTCGATTGCGGTGGGATTGTGTTATGTTAAAATAGAACAGGGCGGTTTAGATCATGAGCAGATAAAGAAACCTAAATCACGAAAAAAGAAAAGTAAAAAGAAAACTGCCAAAAAGAAAACAAGGAAGAAAAGGAAGACTAAAAAATGAACCGAGCAGAAGCGTTAAAGATATTAGGATTAGATGCTTCGGCTTCAGATGAAGATATTAAGAAGCAGTTCCGCAAATTGGCCGCCAAGAAGCACCCCGATGTTAATAAAGAAGAAAATGCCGAAGAGGAGTATAAAAAATTATCTTCTGCATTTGAATATCTAAAAGATCCAAAAAGTTATCATTCTAGCTCGGGTCATTGGGAGCAACATGACTTTAGTAATCTTAATGATTTTATTAATAGGGCTAGGGCGTCTGGTGGTATGGGCGGTATGGGCGGCATGGGTGGTTTTGGAGGGTTTAATGTTAATCGTCCCATTGCAACTCCGCCGGCAGTAAGGTCACATGTAAGAATCTCTTTTAACGAATCTGTTCTTGGGTGTGAAAAGAAAATCGATATCAAACGACATACTTTGTGTGATAAGTGTAGCGGTATTGGCAAGGAAATTATGAATGCGCCATGTCCCGGTTGCGGAGGAACTGGTGGGAAAAATGAAACATTTGGCAATGGTTTTCAGAGAGTGGCGGTACATACACAGTGTGGCCAGTGTATGGGCATCGGTAAATTGTTAAAAAAATGTGATGGGTGTAATGACGGGTTTAACCAAGAAGAGGCTGAGCTTGAAATACAGGTGCCTGGAGGGGTTCAAGATGGTTGGACGCTAAGGGTGCGTGGCGGTGGTAATATATTGGGCCGAGCAAGAGATGATGCTTTTGTTAAGATTTCTGTAGATTCTGATAAGGATATGACACTGGAAGAGAATAATGTTTCTTCTAAATTAGAGCTAACATTATATGAAGCTCTAGCGGGTGTAACAAAAAAGGTAAGGACTGTAAAAGGAGAAAAGGATTTAAAAGTTCGAGCTGGCGTTAGGAATAGGGAAAAGATAAGGTTAGCTGGATATGGCGTTCCTAATAGGGGAGATCATTTTTTCGTGTTAGATATTAAGTATCCAAAGGATGTTTCTAAATTAATGGAAGTATTAAAAGAGGAAGATAAGGAAAAATAATGTTTGTAGTATATTGTGATAATAAGGGTTGTGGAAAGCATCAAGAGCCGAAATTGGATCTTGAGACAAATGAGGCTATTTGTGCTGAATGTGGCGAGCCCATTAAGAGTGTTACTGAATTTGCTAAGACGCAGATGAGAGCCTTGGGGCAAATTAGGCGCGATGATAAGCGTCAGCAGGCATTTGCGGTGAAATGTGATAAATGTAACACAGAAGGGCCACCTAAGCTTATTAAGGTTGATAAGGAGGATAAGCTCGTGTGTTTTAAGTGCGGAAAAGAACTAGATAAGCTTAGTGCTCCGTATCGTCAGACAGTTTTAGAATTTTTGCGAACCCAGCGCCCACAGTAAATGATTGTAGCAAATATATCTCGCGACATACAGGTATCGCGCGACTTTCTTGCGCAATCAGAAATGTATGCGGAGGTCGTATATTCTTGTAAAAAGTTGCTAGCATATAGTGATATAGCAGCCGGAGTAAGGGAGTATATTGCCCCTCGTATATCACAGTACAATATAAACAAATTTGATGTGGGATATTTTCCGGATGATGAACATTTGGACGTATTAATTTCAGAAGTAGGCGAAAAAACTTTGTCTGATTTACGTCTAATGGGGACGTGGTTTGCTCAAGATAGATCTCATATCATATCGAAAAGAAAAGGGTATTTTGGGCATCATAATATTATTTTTCCATATAAGGATGAATATGGTAATATTTTGGCATTGACTGGCAGAACTATGCTCTCAGATCGTGAGCAAGTTGAGTTGGAAATACCAAAGTATAAAAATACGATATTTAACAAATCGTTATATTTATTTGGCCTATACCAAGCAAAGAAGGCCATCCATAAAAGAGGAGGAGTTATTCTAGTGGAAGGCCAAATAGATTGTATTAGTTGTCATGGTAGTGGTTTTCAGAATACTGTTGCACTTGGTGGCACAAATTTGAGCCGGTATCATTTCCATAGGCTTAAAAAAGCAACTGACAATCTTTATTTATTATTAGACAATGATTCTGCTGGAAAAAAAGCAGAAAAGAAAATAATTAGCAAATATTCAAAATATATAAATATAAAAAAGCTACATCTCCCGGAAGAGTATGGAGATATAGACGAATATCTGCACAATGGAAGTATGTGTGATATATTTGATACATGTTAACCCAGGAAATCTATAGAGGAGAGCTGTTGACACGGATAAAAATCAGGAGAGACTTTACAAAGAACAGAAGCGACAAATATCAACACGTTCTATTAGAGTCACCATGTGCGCCTGACGTTCTAACTGAATTTTCAGATGCGCGTGGTATTGGCGGTTTGTTGAATCATGCAGAATATAACGAGGAATTATATGAGCTGCAGGATAGGCTGAAGGCGGCGTTTTGGAGAATTATTAAGACAAGACTGACTAAAAGGCAGTGTGAGGTAATTCAACTTTATGCTGATGGCTATACGCAGACAGAGATCGCCAAGATATTGAATGTGAACCAATCATCCATAACCAAGAGTATAAACGGTAATTGTGACTATAGGAATGGCCGCCGCATTTATGGTGGAGCAAAAAAGAAGCTTAGAAAGATTGCTGCACAAGACGAAGAAATACAAACTATATTGACGCAGATAGCAGAAATACAGGGCGAATTTCCATACTAATATTTTCCGTTGAAGTCCCTTGTGGACCGGGCCGCATATGTTTTCACATATGCGGCTTTTTTATTTTTAAGATTAATTATTACTCGTTATATTTACATAGTGGTATGTCGGCACATAGGCATAAACTATTATTTTAACAAATAAATCATGTAATTATAAGGCATAATCAGTGATAGTGTGTTTGTTGCTAAAATATGCCAGATAATGTATGGAGTATATGATGGATAAATTTCCTGTTGATTACAGTCATTTGGACAACAGTCTTAACCCGAAAAAAGTATATAGATTAGCCGATGTGAAGGATCGTATTCGAAAGGTAGCTTTTGATGTCGTTCGGTTTGTGGATAGTGAAAATATAGATGGGCTATGGCAGATACAAGAGTGCGATGATGGCGAATATATTGTTGCCACGTATGATGGAGAGGATGTTCAGACTGAAAAAACCAGCTCAGACTGGACTGTAATGTCTGACAAAACTGGCGAAAATCTTAGCGTTTTCTACAAAGACATTCCAGTTAAGAAGGTGGCAACTGCCTCTTGCGGGATTCCTAAAGAAGAGGCTTATTTGGTATGTACATATTTACCTCAAAAACTAGCATCTAACACAACGTTACGATCAGGCTTGCTAAATGAACTTTCTGCTGATGAGAAGGCGGAATTGTTGAGCAAATACCCAGAACTAAATGATGATTTGTCATAAACTGATAATTTATAAGGGCATATAAATGAGTTCTCACGAATGGTTTGAATTAAACGATATTGTTAACAAGGCCGCGAAAGCATTGAGGGATAATGAACAGCTCCCTCTTGAGGTGTTAGCAGTAAAAGCGCGTAAATTAGCTGAGGCTTATCCAGCGGATCAGACCTCTGTTAGTATTTATAATTTCTTAAATAAACGCGCATCTTCTGGACAGCTGTTTATGCGTAGGTCAGAGTTGAGAGAGGTGTATGGCAAATTGGCCACTTCTAACAACAAATTCTCAGAGCATTTCGCTGAGGAATTTGGCCTTGAAAAACAAGCTGCTAGAAATGTGATGGTGCGAGATCCGAAAGAGGGTCAAGATTTAGTCCAGGGAGCATATGACAGCCAGGCTAATCCGATTTTATCTAATCAGTTAAAAGCTGCATTTGATAAAGACGTACCATATATGCCATATTCCGAGAAGGTCGCTAAAGATGCAAAGAGAACTTGTGCCCATGAATTAAATTGTTGTGGCGCCCTTCCCAAAAAGACTAGCGTGGTAGCCGGTAAGGAGGATGTGTTGATTTGTAAGGCAACATATGATACGCCGGCTGGAGAGGCTCATGTATTAATTCCTGTCGAGATATCCGGGGACAAAACATTGATGCCCTCCATGTTTTTGAGCCAAGATGGGTTCGTTGAAATAACAGCAAAGGCATTAGAGGATCATATAAAAAAGACAGCTGGTAAGTCTTTTAGAGTTGATGTTCAAATGCTATTGAATGATATCACGGAGGCTAAAAGAGGCCCACAAAAAGAAATGACCGAATTAGAACGAATCGTAATGGCTGCTAGTGCGGATGCGGAAACCCCTAATACACATACAGTAAATGCTGTGTTATATCAAGAGGTTGACCCGGCCGCTCCCAATGTAGAGACGCCTGAGTTTGAACAATCAGATGAGGTTCAAGAATTCGCTAAAGCATTGACAAGTGCTGCTGGTGTTGCTGAATTTGTTTTTGGCAGAGAGGCCGTAGAGCGTGGCAGAAGTTCAGTTAAATTAGCAATGGCAAGCGCGGGGTATAAAAACACACAAATTGGCATTTCTGATACAGATGACAATACTATTTTTTATGCAGTTTCTACTGATGGCGCGAATGGCTTTACTGTTCCGGTAAAGGTGGCTAATAAGGTTCCGCAAGTTCCTGGTGTTGCTGTTTCTTCGGCCGGAGTATTTGATTTATCATCGGATGGAGTTGGGGAATTACTTAGCCAGGGGGCAGATTCTTCTACTGCCGCCAAGGCTTCTTCCTTATATTATATGAAGCCGGCCCAACTAATAGAACAGATTCGCCAGTCCTTAAGCGAAGGTAATTATAAGACCGCAGAAGAAGCTCTTAACGTGTTAAAGAGCACAGGAGATGATACAGCGTATAGAACTGGTTATGCAGCCTATGTGGCTGGCTTAAAGGGAGATCTTAAAAAGGAGGCGGCAGTACAATGTAAATGCGCCGCTACCGTAAAATCTCCAAACAGTAAATATTTGATTTGCAGTCATACCGGTTTGCCAGTGCATCAGGTTTATCAAGATGAAAATGGCGATTGCAAACCCATGTACAGAAAGTCTATGAGCGAAACTAGCGATGGTGGCGAGGATGTCACATTCTTGCACTCCAAAGTATTTTTGGACTAAGAAAAGGTAATTATGGCGTACAGCAAAATTAAAAAGGTTTCTAGGCTATTAAAACAACAGTTTAGTAATTTTGATAATCTTTTGGAGCATGAGGCTATAATTGCCGCAGAAGAATCCGGAGATAATACTGTTTTAGATATAGTCGCGACAGCATTAGTGAATTCTAAGGAAATTATCAAGTCAGCAGTATTAGATATTGATAAGGCGGCCAATAAGTCTTTTGGTGAGCTTGAGGAGTCAGATATTGATGAAATAGCAGTACTGGCTGAAGAGTTTGATAAGAGTAAGGATCCGTTTTTGCAGAAGCAGGCGTCTGTATTAGATCAAATATTAGTTAATTTTGGACAAAAAGATCACAAAAGCGCTGCAAAACTAGCTGACGATAAAGAGATTGAAAGATTACGAGCTAAGCAGCGAGAGCAATGTAGCGAAGAGTGCTATAAAGGACCGACTAAAACTTTAGAGAAAGACATTAATGCGGCTGATTCGGTAAAAGCGATTGATGGTCAGGTGAAACGATATCGACCATTAGAGGCTGCGTTAAGTACAAGAACTTGCCCAGATCATCCTGGAGCGCAGATGGGCCGTATTGGTGATGGTGTTTTCCAGTGTTCGGCCGATAATAAGATTTATAATTATCACGAAGGATTCACAACATTAAAGGGCAATGATGTTCCTGGCGGCGATGTTTCTGAGCAGACGAGATCTTTAAGAGAGCAGCCTAAAGAAGAAATGTCATTTTCAACACGAGACTCTGTATTAAACGATCGATAATTTATTTTCATTTGATATATTATACATTGTAACGTGTAATATAGGATAATTATGTCTGATTTCAGCAATATATTAGAGCACCCAGATAGTGAAGAGATTGTAGCTAGATTATTAAAAAGAGGCGAATCACCAAGACAGGTGAATCAATGGTTAAAACTCAAATATCCAGATAAAGATCAGGGACATTTGAGATTAACTATTAAGTGTCTGAAGGATTTTTCTACCAGTCAATATACAGATTGTTACACCCAGTTTGCTAAGGATTTGACGACACACAAAACTGGCGGTAAAATAAATCGCAAAGTAGCGGATTCTCTTTTAAATAATAAAACATATCAAGAACGATTAAATGAAGTTGCCGAAAAAGAAGTTGAAATAGTTGATATTAAGCAGATGATGCAGAGCTTGATATTTGCCAGCTACGAAAGAATGGAGCAGGTGTTTGATCGTATACAGGAAGACCCGCGCAATTTTAAGGGTGACCGAATTTTTCTAGAATATTTGGAAAAAATATTTAATATGTTCGAAAAGCATGAAAAATTATTAAATAGCGCTCCAGATCAAATCATTCAACATAATATTACATTGCAAGCGGTAGAAAGCAATACAAACGCTATATTGGAGGCTATACGTGAGACATTGGCTCAGATGGATTCTGAGGCTTCGTTGTTATTTATGGATCTTTTTTATAGTAAATTAAAGAACTTAAACGCACCACCAACAGATGACATGTCTCATGATGATAGGGTGAAAGATGCCAAGGTATTGCGCGAGAAGATTATTGACGCAAAGGCAGATGATGATTCCTAATTTATAATTTGAATTCAAGCATTATAGTAATTAAATGATATATTTACGGATGTGTATATTTAAGAGGCTGTAATGCTCGAAAAGATTGAAAAACTTAAAAATGACGGTAAATTAACTCCATATGTGCACAAACAGCTTGTGGATAAAATGGCGGTTTGTCCGGAAGAGCTGAAAAATAGGCTGATAAAAGATGCCGTTATACTGTCATCTATTGGCGTAGAGTCCGAGGAAGATCATAAAAATTTCTATTATGTTTTTAGACATATAAGAGGTATAGGGGAAGATTTATGCGGCAAACATTTAGATAAAGAAAAATTATCTAGATTGTCGCATATTGTTTTTAAGAACGCTGATAAATATCCAATAGATACTATTTTTAATTTTTATAAGGCTGTTGCTAATGCGTTTGGTGAATTGAATATATCTATTAGGAAGATTGCATATCCTCGGAGCACAGATGATATAAGAGCACAGGAGCCCTACAATGTATATAAATGGGCTCAGTCAATGCGGGAGATTTATGCCCTGGTTCATAGGGGTTTTGGCTTCTCCGACGCATTTAACATAATAACCAAAGATTGGGATAATATGTCACAACAGAAATTTAAACATTGGATGCGGTTTTATCAAGAAGACGCTCAGAATAAATATAAGACGGCGGCAGAAGAGGATGAAAGGTACTATAGCGATCATAGCGGAGCGCCATTATTACCAATGGATCATTTAATGGCTAAATTGCCTCCATCGCCATCGGCTTCGGATGTAAGTCAGTTTGTTGAACTTAATCCAGCCGAGAGAGCTGAGGAGAAAAAGAGGCGTGAAGAAGAGCGAGAGGAAAGACGGCAGGCAAAAGAGCGGGCAGAGGCAGAGCAGAGACGAGAGGATGTATTAAAGAAGATAGAGGCCATTCTTGGTAGGTTGAATTCCGCAGAACGTTTAATTTCCGATCCTGGGGTGCAGGAAGCAATGAGGGAAGGATTGGATGGCGGTATAGTGCCACTGTTAAGAGCGGTGCAAGATCTAAAAATACAGGTACAAACTGCTCCTGCACGTTTCGCTGCGTCGTCTATTTTTGAAGATTTAATTATTAGGAAGGGCAATATATTAATTAGTGATGGTTTCCCCAAGACCGGTAAGTGTATCAAAAAGTGGGCCCAGGCATTAACTGTAGATCCTATGGCGGGAGCGGGTGATGAAGATGAGGATGCTATGAAAGAGTTTGTTCAGCTTCTAAATTACGATATTCCGGAAGAGACGGAAGAAGAGGCAAAGAAAGTAGATGATTCAGACGAGGCAGAAGATGACCAGGCGGAAATTACTGTTGTGGCTCAGGCTCCGCCACCAGCTCCTGTGCCAGCTCCGCTTCCAGAAGAAACACCCCCAACACCAGAGGATGTTGTTGTAACTCCGGATATGCCAATGGCGGAGGATGTTGTTCCTGAGATAGAGGTTGGCGATGATGTTCCGACAAAGAAAGTAACCGATCTAGATGTTGATTTGGACAGTGTTACCACGGCAGATGTTGTTGCTAGGTTGGAAGTTATTTCCAATATACTTAAGAACAGAGAGATACCAAGACAGCTGAGCATAATTGATTTGATGATGGATAGATTGGGAATTGCGTCGTATTTTCCGGCTTTGGGAGAGGCGCAAAAATCTGCTCTAGAGTCTAATCAGTATATGACTACTAGAATAGAGGAGATTTTATCTAGACTTAGAGGATCGTTGCAGCCAGAAGAAGAATTAGATCTGGTAACTACAGAGGGTGACGCAGAGAGAACCTCTGATACGTTAGAGGCGGTTAAAGAGAATCTAGAAAGGGCTGAGGAAAAAGAAGAAGAGTTAAAGGAAAAACGCAAGCAAAGGCGAGAAGAAGCTGAAGTAGAAGAAAGCCCTCCCGCCGTTCCAATTGAAATGGAAGAGTTGGGCGCCCCCGTAACTGTTGAAAAGGCCCCTCCAGCAAGAGTAGCGCCAGCCGCACCAGCTGCACCAGCTGCACCGGTTCCTCCAGCGCCTATAAGATAATAACATGAAGTTATCTAAACTGTTAATTTTCATAAAGGATTTAGCCAAAGCGAAAGGCATTTCTGAGCCATTTATTGTGGGAGGTTTGCCTAGGGATAGAATATTGGGTAATCCTAATGAATTTAACGATGTAGATATTACTACAGGAGATGCTGGCATACATTATTTGTCCAGAGAAGTTGCGACGAGATTAAAGTCGCCGATAATGTCTTATAAAGTTATGCCAGATGGCCATACTAATATTAGTTTGTCTGGAGGTTTGCGCTTGGATTTTTCTAGTAATTTTAGAATTCCTGGTATAACGCATTTATTAGAAAAAGCTAATATACAACACCCAACAGAAATGCAAAAAGAGCTGTATAGTCGAGACTTTACATGCAACACAGCGTTGATGTCCATGGATTTGAAGAGAATTTTAGATCCAACAGGCTTAGCAATAGATGATATTGGGCGTAAAGTCATAAGAACATGCTTGGCTCCAGAACAAACGTTAGCGTATGATAATAATAGAATAGTTAGAGCGATATATCTGGCCGCAAAGTTAGGGTTCAGTTTAGATTCGGGAATAGTAAACTGGGTAAAAAATAATAAAGGGGCCGTTGCCAATATAAAACAAAAGTATTTTGCTGATAAATTAAGCAAGGCATTAAAATATGATAAAGAAAGAACCATAGAACTATTAGATCTTTTGGATATATGGGGAGAGATACCATTAGTTAAAGATCTTGCTTCATATGTGCCGTCTAGGCTGTTACGAACTTAATTAGAGTCTGTTATGGCGAAGGAAAAGAAAAAAAATAAAAAGCGAAAAAAGCGAGTAGATAAAGATATTAGACCTTGGCCCTCTCCCTTTTGGCGCAATTATGATTATGGCGGCCCTGAAGAAGGAGAAACAGAGGTAAGTCCTGGTACCGGTCTTTATTTTGGCAGGATGGATAAGTATAAGAGTGTAAAAGATTTTATTGAAAAGTCTAGAAAACGGATGCGCAAAAAGCGTAAAAAAGCTTTAGCCGGCATCATAGATTCTTTTGGAATAATAAGGCTTGCCTCTAAATCTTTAACTTGTATTTCAGATTATATTTTAAAATTGGCCTCGGAATATGAGGAAAAGTGGTTTGATATTATAGAGCAAAAAGCGCAAAATAATCCGCGACCATTTAATGATTGGTTTGGTGGACAGGACAGAGTTTATATTCCGTTTGAAATGGGCCCTCCAACTACCGTAAGCGGAGGAGAGGAACAGGATGTTGTTAATGTGCTTAAAGAAAAGTTTCCAGAAAAGTGTCAGGAAATAGATTTTGTGTCTGGCACCTGTATGAGTGGAAAGAATAAATATAGGATTGGTAAACTTTTAAATTCAGCCAAAAACAGAGAGTTAAAAGAATTGTATCGAGAGTTAGAACAGCTTAATCAGGAAAACGGTGATGAGCTTGATCCTAAATATCTTGAGGTTAAAATCAAAGCTGAAAAACAAGAGCAATACTGGACAGATGTAATCAATTCTTTTGTTAATTCTCCAGCCAGAACCAGATCAACAGGCCAAGATGCCAAATATTTTGTTGTAATTTCTCAAAACCCGCATGATATAGCTCAGATGTCTACCGGCAGAAGTTGGGTGTCTTGTATGACATTAGGCACAGGCACTCATCATCAAGATGTGTTTTGTGATGTTGCTGAGGGCGGCCTTATTGCGTATTTAATAAAAGCGAATGATCGGGATATTAAGAACCCTATATCCAGGATTAGGATTCGAAGATTTACGAATATCGCTGGCAAATCTTTCGCACAGCAAGAGGACACAATGTATGGCGATGATGTAGCCAAATTTGCTGAAGTAGTGAAAGGGTGGATAAATAGCAAGCAAAAAGCCCCAATGGGAGTGTATAAGTTGGAAGGTGGTCAATGGTCAGATACATTTTCTGGCAATATGGTGGTAACTCCTGATGTTGAAGATATTAATAGTGATGAGGAATTATTGGCGTGGTTGAAGACTCCACAGGAAGTAGAGGGAGCTATTTATGATTATTGGGTTGTGACAGATGTTATGAGGGATGACGAAGAATTAATTGGATATGGAGAGGATGAGTATGGTGGAGAGGCTTTTCTTCCTGGTTATTATGGCGATTGGCCAACGGAGAAATATTTTGATGATGAGGCTGAGGCCATAAGGTATGCTGATATTATGAATAATTCATCTTGGATGATGGATATGATGTGGGATCTAGAGTCACAGGCCCAAAGAGAATATGAAAGTGAGGCGCAATATGAAGGGTTATCGCAGGAACAGATAGAGGAAAACATCGAAAGTGGGGAGTACAGAAAACACTCTCAACACAAAGAATATTTAGATGATGATTTTAAGCGCTTTAAAGTTGAAAAAGATAGGGACGATAATACCAAGATGATACGAAGAGCTATTGCGGGCAAAATTATTGATGCGCCAAGTGGGACATATTCTCCGGAAGTTGTTTTAACACTTAGAGATATATTATTTGATGAGAGTTTACTTCATGACCCCGATCTAAAAAAACGATTTGTATCAAGGTTTTCCTCTAGATTCCCGGAAATAGCTGAGGATATTATAAATTTAGAAGGTGATGTAACGCCCCTTCCAATTAAAAGCGATATAGATCTAACCGTAGAGCTTTATAAATCCCTGCCAGACGGCGATAAGAAAGAAAGGGTAAAGCAAACATTATTAAGCGAATTACAGAAAGGTATATCGCTGGAAAATATTGATAAGATACGCAAAGATGGTTGGCATGCAGTTGGTAATGTTACTGATAGGATAGATGTGTTGGAGGCATTTGATCAAGTGCCTGATGAGCTGGCAAAACAAATAATTGATTTTGGGAATGCCGTATCTAATGATGAGAAGATACCCGACAAGATCAAAAACAATATAACCAAACACATAGTGCATAAATTTGCTATGTCAAAGGCGGACACTCCTGCGGTTCAAAAGTTTTATGAGGGTTTATTACCAAGTTTTAGAGTGTTACCGAAGGGAGCTAAAGCCGAGGAAGAAGATCAAGTTCAAGAAATACAATCTTTATTATTTGATAGACGGCCTCTCTCAAGAGGAGATATAGACAAAACTTTAACTATACATGATTTGGGCTGGCCAATAGCTAGGCTGGGAGCGCAGGGTCGTCAATTTATTCCGTATTTTAAGAAGCAATTGGACGTAGTGAGAAACTGGAAGCCTGTTCTTGGAGATAAGTTTTCTTTTCCTGAAGATTATCCGGAAGCCATAAAAGTGCGTCGCAGAAAGGCCCTGTATGATTTCAAGAGAAAACAAATGGAAAGAATAATGTATATTATTGATGCGTTAGAAAATGGTACTGGTTTTTCTAGGAAATACAGCTTCCACAGCGAGCCGAGTTAACGGTATTAATAAAATGTCGAAAAAAAATCAAAATATTATAAAGAAAGCCGTTATAAGATCTAATGAGTCGGAGCCTTGTCCGTTTGGTCTGACAGTTCCGGAAGCTTGTAATAGTGCCGGTAATGTAGTGAGAAGGATGGCTCCGCTAGCTATATTGGGCAAGGATGCTACAGAAGAAGAGTTAACTGAAGTAGCAATGGCCAATAACCATTTGTTTTTGTGGAAGAATCCCTGCAAGCGTTGTAGATATGCTGGTAAATTATTTGAGGGAAGAGATGTTGTAGAGTGCAATTGGGACACAAATGTTTCTGGCACTGAAGAAAAAGGCTCTTTACTTGGGTCTCCATATTATTATAGACATTTTTCTGGTATCGGCATAGATGGCCTATATAGTTTTCCATTAGGGTATTATACAGATAATTCAATTGATCGCGGAATGTATTATGGAATGTATTCATTGGAGTCTCCGGGTCAATGTAATGAGAGTAAAAATATGGTAAAGAAAATTTCGGAAACTTCATGGAGGCATTACGTAGTTGGTAATGCGGGCCAGAGCGGAGTATATGTACGGCATCCCCATGAAATTAAAGGCGATATGCATTATTATGGCCCATTTAAGAATGCAGAATACGCAGAATTTTTTAATTATTTAGCATTTTGTTCACCAAAATCCCCCAATGGGATGGAAGATTCAAAATGTGGAATATTATATTATGATGCAAATAATAAGTTAGACAAAACGGCATCTGGTCATGCGGAAAAGTTTTGCCATCCAGGATCTATTTTATTTGAGACATCTCCGCTGGGGATTTGGTGGCAAGATACATATGGAAAAGTCTTAACAAATAAATATGTGCTTAAGATTGCGAAAGAATCTGGCGCAAAGGGTTATAAATCATATAGGGAGTGGTTATTATCGGGGTGCTTAATTGATGGAAAGCCAGTTCATTCTTTACTGTATTAAACATCGCAATCTGCTAATAAAAACTAATATAATAGAAAACTTGTATCTTTTTGACATTTTTAAGGATGACAATGAAATCAGCTGATAATATTAAAAGCGCAAACGTTCCTGTTACGGAATTTAGTGTGGAGGTCGGACCGCTTGGAGTTGGTGAGGTAATTCCCCCAGCCGCCGAAGAAGGCCAGGTAGAAGGAATGATGGATGAAAATTATTTGGCAGATGATTTTCTTTCCGGCGAGGGACGAGTAGCCCTACAAATAGATGAAGACGAACCTGTAGGCGAGGGATTCTCTTTTGTTCTTCCGCTAGTTCCGGGCGGTGAGGAGCAGGCAGAATTAGAAGAGCCCGCAGAAATTTTAGTGGAGGCTCCAGAAGACGATATTGTTGTTGAGACGGATCCTTGGAAGTGGTCCCTGGGAGATTTTATCGAGTGGCTCAATGCAAAGATGGTTGGTATCCCAAAGCATACTGGAAAAGATACTACCGGAATAGAGAGAGCTATAGCATATCTGCACAGGCTTGATAGAGAAATTTCTAATGCTGTTAAAACTGATTTAGATGGTGTTTTGCCTATTAGTGATTTAGAGAAGGCTAGGGAATCTATCCACGATGGGATAAAGCGGCTTGATAAGCGCTATGACAAACTGATGGAAACCAGGTATTCAAAGAAAAAGAAAAAGAAGAAAGAGTCAAGCGACGAGGAAGCCTTAGTTAAAGAGGCGGCAAAGGCGGCTAAGTTTACAGTTGTTGTTCCATTGTTTATTGCTTCCATGGCCCGAACATGTATTAACTCCATGGTTTCTGCCGGCAAAGATATTGAGGACTGTTTTCAGAAATTAGCCAAGGAGTATGAGTTTACCAAGCGAGAAGAGGCGGAATTAATTCAGCTATTGGCCGATATGGGTTATGCAATGAGAAGGCCGCGAGGATATCCGCTTGATGCTGAGATTGATACAACTTCTGTGGATAATCTGGACTATATGGCCAATTATCCCGGCTAAGGAATCATATGAGGGAAGCAAACGAAGTGCTAAAAAACACGGCAAAATCTGAAGCAATTTTGTCAGATTATTTAGATTTTCTGGGAATATTATCGCGAGATGATTTGCTGGTGCTTTTGAGGTGGGAAGTACAGAATCGTATGTTTTTAGCGGAAGAATTGATTGCAACGAAAAATAAGCTAACACAATTAGAAGGTAAAAATAATGAGCAGGGGTAATTTCAAATTTAATAGGGGTGACGCACATGAAAGAGCGTCCAGTGAGCGTGTTAGTTGGCTAGATAGCTTTGCAGATAATTTAGCAGCAAAAGAAAAAGGGAATGAATCTGCTGTAGACGTTGGAAGAAAGCGCAGTCAGCAATCATTATATGACCAAATTAATTATGTTGTTAGAAATAAACCTCATCATGCTACTGTAGAGAGCGCCGTTAAAGAGTTGCAAGATAGAGTTGGGCTAACTGAATATCTTAAAAGAGTTTCGTCAGGCGATGAGGGAGCCCAAAAAACCGCACAGCAAGAAGAAGATGTGTTTGACGCAGATGTTCCGGCAAGTGTGCAAGATGAAATTAAAACATTTATTAAAAATTATATAAAAACGCATAGGGGACAAATATCAGTTCCTGCTGTTCAAAGTGATGCCGCTGGTGTGTTTAAGAAGTATATTTCTCCAGATCAGTTTGACAGCGATAAAGTTGCCATTTATATTAATAATCTGATTACAGAGGAGATTAAGTTGAATCCGTCCGATAATGCTAATGAGTCTAATATCGGGCGAGGTGTTGGCGTTGATGATATGGAGTCAGACGAAGATAATAGTGATTTCTTCGCTCCATTTATGCCAAACACCTAATATATAATTTATGGATAGTTTAAGTGAAATTAAAGACGGGCAGGATCTGTTTGCCAAGATGCGCGATGGTGTCTTATCTATAGATCCGTGTGGTTTTTGCGAGAGATATTTAACATTAGACGGCGACCAGTTTAGTTTGCATGGCAATGGTTATAAGCCATTAGCGGATGTCTATAGATATATTGGGATAAAAGCATTAGAATCAGACTCGAAACCTGTAGTTATTACTAAGGGACGACAGATTGGCGCGACTACCATGGCAGGCGCATTGGAGTTATTCTTTATGTGCTCGGGCTTATTTGGCACTAATAATAGGGCGCCAATGCGTGTAATGCATTGTTTTCCGTTATTAGATTTGGGGTATATTTATACTAAAACCAAACTGAATACTATGATTAAGATGGCTGTACCTTCCGACAGCAGCCAGATAAAAACCGCAAAACCCAAATCTTATATAGAGGCGAGATTAGACCGTTCTGCATCTTCAAACGATTCCTTGCAGTACAAACAATTTGAGTATGGAAATCATATATTGGTAGATTCGGTAGGGTTAACCGGAGATAGGATTCGTGGTCGTACAGTTGATGCCATGTTTTTTGATGAGGTCCAGGATATTCCAGGAGTAGCCCTGTCTAATGCTGTCAAGTGTTTGTCACAAGCTAAATATGGAGCGGTTGGTGAGGGGATTCAGGTATATTTTGGAACCCCAAAAGCAAAGGGCTCAGATTTTCATAAGATTTGGCTATCTTCAACTCAGCAATATTATTACTTAGGATGTGAAAAGTGTGGTGAGCATTTTCCATTGTATACCCCCGAGTCGTCTGATTGGGAAGAGATTTGGATAGAGGATGATTTGCCACCAGATCATCCTAGTCATGGATTTATAGTAAAATGTATTCATTGCGGCCATGAGCAAGATAAGCGTCCGGCTGCTGAGCGAGGAAAATGGGTGGCGGTTAATGCTGATAAAGATGCAGATTTTGTCGGTTATCATTTGAATCAGCTGTATATGCCGCATTTTCCTAGGAGCAAAATTATCTCTGAAAAACCGGAGAATCATCCAACTAATACTGAGCGCTTATATCAAACAGAAGTTTTGGGAGAGTTCTTTACTGGTGATGCCTCTCCAATTACCGCCGACGAAATTCACGAGCTTTGTGCGGATATGGGCAGGAAATTTAGAAAGACTATTTTGTTAGAGGAAAGCAAGCGTGTATATTTAGGGCTGGACTGGGGACAAAAAATAGATGCTGGCCAGATGGTTATAGGTGATAGAGAGAAAAGACAGCAAGGACAATCATATAGTTCAGCAGTAGTTCTTACTCTTGAGGGCCCAGATCTATTGTCTGTTGATTTTGCTTTATTGTTGAAAAAAAATGATCCAGAGTATAAAAAAGCAATAGTGGATCAGTTGTTGCGACAATATAGTGTAACACAGGCAATTGGTGATATTGGTTATGCTAATGATCTCACCGCTAATTTGCAGAGAGAGTATGGCGATAGGTTCTTAGCTAGTCGTGCTGGAGGAAAAATAAAGCATCATGTAAAGTTTTCTGACGATGTATATCCAAAAGAAATTATTTTTGAAAGAGATTTTTATATTGAAGAACTATTTTCTATGATGAAGAAGGGACAGATTAGATTTCCATATGGCAGTTATGAGCAGATTGGCTGGTTGGTACAGCATTGCTCGTCCATGGAGGTTAAACCAACAATGGATCGTGGCGGCAATATTAATATTAGATATGTAAAAGGGTCTACGCCTAATGATGGATTTATGGCGTTATTGAATGCTTATCTTGCTTATAAATTCGATATTAGTGGTGGTTTTAAAATTATACATCCAGACGATCAGGACAATGATCCGTCGGCACCAACTGGAATTCCTGCCGTCGGTGGATATTTACCATTTATGAACCCGTTAAATCGGAACAGATAATTATAAAATATTTGAGGCTTCAGTTGCCAGCTTGCTTCTCTCACCCTTTATTAGCGTTATATGTCCGGATAATGTTGAGCTTCTAAAGGCAGATGCAACATGAGTTAATCCATTATTTATGGCATCTAGGTGCGGTCCATCTGTTTGCTCAATATCTCCTGTAAGCACTATTTTTGTACCAGGACCAACGCGGGTAAGGACGGTTTTGATTTCGCTCTTAGACAAATTCTGAGCTTCATCTATCATCATATAGGCATTTGGAATACTTCTACCCCGAATGTAAGTTATTGGCTCCAAAAAGATACTATCAGAATATTGTCCAAGATTATCTCGCCAATTATCTTTAATGGCCGCTTTTTTGCCTCGCCTTTTCTTTTTGAATGATGTTAAATAATCCAAGCTGTCTTTAATAGCTTCCATCCAAGGCTCAAGCTTTTCTTCCATATTACCCGGTAGATATCCCAACTCGTTACCAACTGCTTGCATTGGTCGATATATTATAAATTTATTATATATTTTTTGATTTATTAATAATTCTAATCCCGCGGCTATTGAGAGCAAAGTTTTTCCTGTGCCTGCTTTTCCTATTAATGATACAAGCGAAATATCGGGATCTAATAGGAGATCGGCCGCGAATGCTTGTTCTTTATTTCTGGTATTTATTGTCCAAAGGTCATTATCTCGAACAATATTAATATCACCACCAGATCTTCTTCCAAGAGTGTTTCCATTTCCGTACTTGTCGGCAAAGTGTACGCATTCATTTGGTAATATGTTTTTTAGTTCTGGGTGTTTTTTACACTCTAGAAATTTTTCATTACACAATTCTCCGCTTAATACAGGGCTTTCTATTGTAACCACGCCAGAATATAATCTGTCGTTTCTTTTTCTAATTTTTATTCCGTCTTTTTCATAATCTTCGGCTGCAATATTAAAAGATTGAGCCCGTACGCGAAGATTAATATCCTTGCTAATCAATACAACCCTGGTTCCTCTGAGTTTTTTAGACAGAGAATTTGCGCAAGATAGTATTTGATTGTCTACGTATCCGGTGTCTCCAAATTTAGACACATCATGCTGTGTTGTGTCTACTTTAATAATTGATTTGTTCTGTAGCTTTACGCCTTTATGTAATTTGCCGTTGCCGCATATTTCATCTAACAGACGAATAAATGTGCGAGCATTTTTCCCAGCATCACTTGACATCTTTTTAATTTTATCCAATTCGTTTAGAACGAACACTTGGAGTATTATATTTGAATCTGGAAATTTTTCTACACAATAGGGGTCATAAATTATTACAGAGGTATCTAGTACATATGTATATTTCATATTTTGCGTCTATCTTTGTAGGGTTTTGTTGTTTTAACTCCTTCTGCTTGTGTTATATAGCTTATGTAATGTTTTGTTTTAGAAAATTATTTGTCATAGTTTATCCAATATCGATATAAAACACTCTACATACATGCATTTTAATTAATACATGTCGAGTTTTAATGCCTACATTTTACGGTGCGAACAGGCCAAGTTATGATAATCAATATCAATATTTAGGTCTTTAGGTAAGGTTTTAAAATATATAGGAACGAAATGGTAGAAACAAATTCCGAAAGATTTATGCGTAGAAGGTCAGTTGCGCCTGTAGCTACCCGCAAAATGGCAACGTCTGTTACCCCTTATAGAAGGACGGTTTTAGATGATGAGGTTGCTAGCGGTCAGTATCGAGAAGAGGGTAGTTCTGGTCAGTATCAAATTCCAGGTAGATTTGGAACAACTGAGGCGAGCCATGCTGTATCTTCTTCTTTTAGAAAATATGCACAGACTTCTTCTTTAGGAGCTGGTGGGGCCGCTGGTACTAATAGTTTTCGCGGTCCTGGTGGAGCTGTCCGTCAGGTTCCGGAGATCTATAGCCCTCTTTGGCTAACTAGTAATCTAAACTTGCCGCGAGATAGGGCAACAATTAACGCTTGGTGTAGAGCGTTTTTTGCTTTAAATCCTATTGTACAAAATGCTATATCATTACATTCAACATATCCAATTTCTAAACTAAATATTAGATGTAAAAATAAAAAGATTGAGGATTTTTTCGCTAATATGGCGGAAGAGATCGATCTTATGAATGTGTGTACCCAACTTGCTCAAGAATATTGGACTCTTGGCGAGGCATTTGTTTATGCGGAAATTGATGAAAATGCTGGAAAATGGGATAGACTGATTATACAAAACCCAGATTATATCGTTGTTAAGCATTCTGTTGTAGCTGGAGAGCCCATTATTAGTTTGCGTCCTGATGAGAATCTCAAAAGAATTGTAACTTCTAATCGGCCGGCGGATGTTCAGCAAAGGAAACGATTAGATCAAAGTATTATAGAGCATGTGAAGCGTGGCGAGAATATTCCGTTAAGTAATTTTTACGCTTCTCATTTAGCCAGGAAGATTAGTCCTTACGAAATTAGGGGAACTGGATTGGTGGTATCGTGTTTCCGCCAGTTAATGTTGTTTGACCTATTAAGAGAGTCTAAGTTTGCTCAGGCTTATAATTTAATAAATCCCGTTACTTTAATTAAGGTGGGCGGAGAAAGTTATAAACCATCTCCGGCAGATCTAGAGGCATGGCGTGAGCTTTGGGAGAGCGCACAATATGATAAAGATTTTAAGATTTTCTGTCATGAACAAGTTGTTGTAGAACGTATTGGTGCTCAAGGCGCAATTATAGATATTGCTAATGATGTTACACAGTTAATGAAAGAAATTTATATCGGGCTGTTGGTTCCTCAGGTATTAATGGACGGCGGAGCGGATGTTACTTATGCTAATGGTGGTGTGACCCTTGATGTTTTGCGTCAGCGTTACATGCAATTTAGAAATATGTTGTCTGCTTGGTTGCGAAGAAAGATTTTTGCTCCGATTTCTAAGATTAATGATTTTTATGAATATACCGATGGCGAAAAAGTCTTGATTGTTCCCGAGGTCGAGTGGAATCATATGTCATTGTTTGACACAACTGACTACATTCAAGCTTTATCTCAATTAGTAGTGCAGGGTGAGACAAAGAAAGCATCACTACAGACTCTCTATAGATCCATGGGCTTGGATTGGGAGGATGAAGTTAGGAGAATTAAAGAAGAATCCATCGAAGAACAGATTATGGCGAAGGAAAGTGAGATTATGGCCAAGATGGATCTTAATGAATTGCGCTCTTTAGGCCCTGATGATGAGATTCAAGAGCCCGCGGAACAACCATTACCTGGTGAAGCTGCTGGTGGAGAGGGTGTTGGCGGTGAAGAAGCTGGAATGGGCGATATGGGATTGCCCGGTATGCCCCCAGGAGCACCTCCAGATTTAGGCGCCCCTCCTGAAATGCCTCCAATGGAAGGGGGCGGTGGTGAGGCCGCTGAGGCTCCCGCGGCTGCTGCAGAAGGTGGCGGAGGAGAGGTTCCGGCAATTTAATCATACAATATAATTTGATGTTTGACAGGCATATTATTATATTATATTGATTAGTGGTGTTGGTGTGTCTTTTTGAGGGTTTATGATGCAAAACTATACAAATGAAGAGATTATTATTATTACTGCGGCGCGGCCTGGCATTTGGATGCGAAAAGTTCTTACGCCAGGTGGTTGGGGGCGAATGTTGGCTGAAAGAGGCGACGAAGCTTATGCCGAAAAGATTGAACAATTAGAAAAAATACATGATGATGTGGAACGGTGGGCGACCGAAATAAGTTCTATTGTTAAAAGCATGAAAGCAGAATATAAGCGCCCAGCTAATCTTGCTGTATTACTGGCGCAGCTTAATCTTAGACTTAGAGCCATTGTAATGAGTGGTCAACGAGTTCAGCCTCATCACCAGCAAGCCGTTAGAGATTTTGGCAAACAATATTTGGGGGATTTTGGTACTGGCACGGATGAAGAATTATTGGCGGCAGTAAAGGGGCCTACCAAAGATGATCAGGAATTATTGAACTTGTTGGCAGCTATAAAGGCTATGGGCAAGGATGACGAAGAGATAATGGAGATGTTACAGCAGATAAAAGCATCTGACAAAGTGTCTACGGCGGGCATTCTCGATTATATCACTGACAAACTTACTAAAGGCCTTGTTGAAAAAAGAGTTATACCTCCTATAGATAGAAAATACAAAATAGCTGTCAAATCATTAATTTCTTTGGCAGACTCGACCGCAAAAAAGATTAAAGCTCACCTCAAGACACTTAGTGCGGCTGTAGCGAAAGGTGATCTTGTTACTTATACGGACACCATTAAAAAGATTTCTGAGGAACAAGCAAAATTTAGTACCAAATATGCCAATGTCTTTGCGAAGCATATACAAGCAAGAGCCGTGCCCATATTAGAGGCTCGACGCGAAGCTCAAAAAGAAGAGCAAAGAGCAGAGGAAGAGGCGCAACAGGAAGTGACAGCTCCAGGGGAAGGTGAGGCGCCGAAATCTGAAGTGATAGAAGTGGGCGAAGAAGATGTTGAGTTAATAGAGCCTTCAGGAGAGGTTGCGCCAGGTGAAATGCCGGCAGGCGAGTTAGCTGGAGAAGAAGAGCCGGTTCCCAAGGGTTATACAAGGCGAATTCCTAGGCCACCTCCATTACCGTCTGAAGGGCCATCTGACGATCCGTATAAGGGGCGGTGGCCACAAACAGAAAAAATACCAGAGGAATATCCTAGAGAAGATGAAACGGTACCGCTTCCCCCGGCACCAGAACAAGCAGAATCTTATTCTAAATATAGGGCGATGCCTTCTGCTGAGCTTAAACGACTTATTCAACAGTATAAGAAAAGGGGCCCGAGACAGCCAGTTAGAGTTGAACATCCAAAGCCGGTTAGCGAGACGCCAGTAGTTCCAGCTAAGGTAGATATCCCGCGACCACCAAGATCTGAACCTGAAACAGAACCCATTCAAAGAACACAGAGGTCTCAAGAACTCACAGTGCCTTATGAAGCACCACCGCCCCCTGAAGTTAAGGTAGAGACCCAAAAAAGACTAGTAGATCAAATAACAAAATCGGCTCAAAATATTACGCCACAAGAAGTATATAATTGGGCAAAGCAATTAGAGCAGATGGCACTAACTATGATAGATCAAACTGGATTAGGGGAAGAGGATGCACCAAAAACAGTTCCAGAGTCGTCATGGGCTCCAGAGACTGTTGGGGAATCAGCTCCAACCACTCCGGCGCCAGAAATACCTGCTGCATCAGAGACAGAAGTAGAGTCTGATCCAGGAATAGAGTCTGAGCCAGGGACGGTGTTTGAACCATTGCCTGCTCCCGAGGAAGAGGGAGTGCCAAGAACCCAAGTCTCTCCAGAATTTCCTCCTAAATATCGAGAGCCGGAGGCACCGCCGCCAGGTCGAGTTAAAATCAAGGAGCAAAAAGGAACAAAACATTCTCCTGGATGGAAACATTATCAGCAGGAAGGCGGCGCTGATGTTATAGAATTTGAGCCTGCCACAAATGCTGAGAATAAGGAGTTTGTTAAATTGTTGGTAAAGGCCGCAAAATCTAATAATCCAAAACTAATCGCCTCAATGTTGTTAAAGTATTCTGAATATATAGAAGACAAACGCCCAGAAGATAGCTTAAAATTTATAGCTATAGCTGAAGGTATTTTGGATGCATAATACTGATGAGATAAGGAAAATTGCTATTGAATTACAGGCCGTTGATAACAAAAAAGTTGTCAAAGTCGCTGGAATTTTGCGCAGATTTAAGAATTTTTTACGCAGAATAACAGACTCAGACTACAGAGCCGAAGTTGCTAAATTAAATAAAGAAACCGAATATACAGGTAAGATAGTTGAAGAATTAGAAATAAAGATCAATAACTTATCTGAGATTATTAGAGATGGCGAGGTAAATGCATACGGAGAAGCATTAGAAGAAGTTAAAGATCTTACAAAACAGCTCTGGACAGAAATTCATAAAGTAGAGGGCGATGCGAATAAAGTTTGGTATTATACTTTTAAAGAAATGGAAGAGCCCGGATTTCTTGATAAAATAAAAAAGGTAATGCCCGAGAGTTATGATATCGAGCTTCAAAAGAGTTATGGAAAGAAGCTTAAAGATTTTTCTTGGTATAGCGGATTGACAGCGGCCGATATAGAAGTGGGAGGCTTATCGGAAGGATCTCCATTGAAAAGATTGGCAGATGAGCTTTTTACTCGGATAGAAGGTCTTACAGATTTGTCGCCGGAATATATGGATGCAATGTTTTCGGACCAGAATATTGCACTATTGGCCGAAAATCTAAAAGAAGCTATTGCTAATGGAACTCTAATGACGGCTGATGTTAGAAAGCCGCATAAGAGGGCTCCCAATATTGCTGCCGGAGAAACTATTATTCAGGTTATGACGGATAGATTTGCAATGCCGGGCTCACAATTTTCTTTCCAAGCAAGAGTATGGGTGATGGATCAAAGAACTTCTGTTAGACCGCGAGATAAATTGCGGCTACAGAAGATAATGAATGTATATGCTAATAGAAAAGACGAGCTTATCAAATTAGCAGAGCGAGTCCCGCGTAAGATGACTCATTTGAGCGAGGTTGGTTTTGCTAATGTTTTAAGAGAGGGATATAGAAGGGCATTTGGAAAAGATCCAACAGCCGAGACTTTAGGTGTAGCGTGGGCGCAAGTTGTTTTAGAGAGCGGGCGCAATCCAATTAAATTGCCTTGTAATAATGTTGGTAATATTAAGGCGTTCCCAGCATGGATTAAGTCTGGAAAGCCTTATTATGTGATGTCTACAACGGACTTTACCGGCTCCGGAAAACAATATGCTCATACAGGCGCAGAATGGAGAGCTTATGATACCCCGGAAGATGGTGCGGAGGGATATTGGAGGCTGATTGGTGGCCGTTATGATAAGGCTTTGGAATGGATGGAAGCGGGCGATCCCACGAGCGCTACAGTAGTATTAGGTTTGAATAAGTATTTTACCGCAAATATCAAGGGATATTCTGGTGAGGTTACTTCATTATATAATACTTTTGTTAAGAAAATATTACCTCAATTATCGGGAATTGTATCGCAACCAGCACCGCCCCCAGGAAGAAAACCAGCCGTTAAAGAGTGGCATGATCAGTATTCGCCAGAAGAACTAAAAGATGTAAAAACAGGAAAATCCACAGCAAAATTAGTTCCACAAGAGGATAAGACTACAGAAAAGGGTATATGGGGTGAGGTTGTGTCATTTATAAAGTCTTTGTTCAGAGAGGCTAATGGTCCGTTGGAGAGTATAGTGAAAAATAGCATATTAAATAGAGAGCTTCCCACCACAGATGTTCTAATTAAAATAGAGGCGGAAACCGAATCATTTTTCAATAAGGTGGAGTTTGCTAGAGTAGCTTCTGATTTGTTAATGAAAATTGCTGATGCCAAGGTTTCTATTCACAGTTCAGCGAGTGATAATACGGTAGAACTGCAGTGTTCTGTATTAGGTAGCGAAACAATTGTAGTAGATGCCGTGCAAGCATTGTGTGATTGTGTTTCGGACGGATTAAGCATAATTACAGATTGTGATAAGAAAATAAAAATTACCTCAACAGTGGTTCCGGGGTTAATTTCTAAGTGTGCGGAAACAAGTTTTGACCAATTGAATAGGTCTAGACGGGCATTTACGCTGAATAGGATAATGTAATGGCTAAAGCAAAATCTCCAGTAGTAGAAATAAGCTCTTATGGCGCGGCAATAATGCATTACCTCCAAGATGAGATGGTGGAAGTGTATTGTGGCGATGCGCATACTACATTTAAGTTCAGTGATTGTGATATGGACCAAAAGAGTGTGGTGCGTGGTAGGATAATAGATTTAATGGGTGATTGCTTGGTTGTAGAGTGTTATGATAAAGGGACAGGAAAATCGAACCATGTATTTCTTAATTGTTGGTCTATTGTGTCAATTGTTCCGGTAAATGGCGGACTAAGAATGAAGGATGTATACTGGGATGAAGAACGAACTGTGAGGCGTCATAGGTGATTGTTAAAAGGTCATATATAAAAAAACTGCCGGGCGGAAAGTGGAGAGTGCTTTCTAGATCCGACAGAAATTTAGGCACATATGATACTCGTGCCGCTGCTGAGGAGCGCCTTGCTCAGGTCGAAATGTTTAAACATATGAAAAATAAGAGGAAAAAGAAGAAAAAGAAGAGAAAGAAAGCCTTAAATGATTTATATGGCGTTATCAAAGAGTCTGATAACAAAAAGAACACAAGACTGACCTATTCCGAACTAATGAGGCGGCTAAATAAGAATGCTCCTGATAAGGTTAAAGATTTTATGTCGGAATTTAAGTCCGCATTTGATGACGCGGTGCATGAAGATATTGATTATCCGGAAGAAGCGGCGTTGCTCCAGACAATACAATCTGTAGATTATGATTTTTCTGATAAAGAGGCTTCTATTGTTAATGCGCGGATTGTTAAAATGGCCCAGTCCGTCATTGAGATGGGAGATCCGATGATGGCAGGCAAAAGCATAGCCAGCGTTGTGAAGTTTATCATGAAGCGAATGACAGATGCTGGTAAAACTGATTCTATAACAAATCTTCGGGGCAAAATATTAGCTATAAATGAACATGAAGTGGCCTCAAAACAGACTCCGATATCAGCCGCAATGGGACAATCGATTGCTTTTATCAAGAATATTTTAAGCGGACAGAATCCAGAGTTTATAAGACAGGTTTTAAACAACGTAGGAAGGTTTTTGTATTAAATGCCGGAGCGTTTTTCAGAAATAGATGATGGTATTTATAGGGGCGGCGCTCCTAGTGGGAAAGATCTGCAAATATTATCTAATATTTTTGGGATAAAGCGTATAATTAGCCTTGATGAAAAGGTTGGTAATAAAATATCCCCGATAGTTAAGGAGCTTGGTATCGAACATATCATCATTCCTTTACAGGGACCAGAGACAATACATTTATTTAATTACCTTTCCGACAATATAGTTGATTTATTGACCGACAATAAACCGTCTTATATCCACTGTTTACATGGAAAGGATAGAACCGGTACTGCTGCAGCCCTGTATCGTATAAAACATGATAATTGGGATGTAGACAAAGCATTAGAAGAGGCAAAGCAAATAGATTTTGGCAAAGATTTGGACCCTAGTACTAAGGCGTTTTATACATTATTCATTAAGCGTCATAAAACAGACGCAAATGACGTAACCGATGAAGACATAGTAAGTCTTGAGCGTGATTGGTTCAATATGGGTAATGTTCCTCCCGCATTTATGCCTCAACAATCATGGGCTCCGAAGACTGATGTAAACAGGCCATCGGCGCAATTTCCATTTGCTAATCGAAAAAGAAGGAGAATGGGGCTCCGTAAGATGCGTTTGCAGGATTTGTTGCGGGAATATGGGATAGATCTAGAAGAAGTGCCGTTAGTTGGTCAATATGATAATTATTCTGGCATTAGAGGTGTGGGCCCTGTCGAAAATCAAGGCTTTGTGAGTTTATATTAGTATCTAGGCATATATCGCTACTAATAGTAAAATATTTTTATGTAAGAGTTTTATATCTAAAAAGAGTATAATCGTGTTAGAAAAAATAGCAAGTAGTATCGAAATGGCATTTGATGTTCCCGAAGCTGAAAAGGAAATCGCTATCCGTGCGTCCGAAAGATTTAAGAAGGTTCTCGGTGCTTTAGATAATGCCGAAGAGCATTTGGATATTATGTATGATCCTTTTAAGAAATTCGATAATATTTCGACGGAAGCTGTTATAGAAAGAAGGGGCGTCATTAACAGATATAAACAGAAGGTAAAGGAAAATTACAACAAAGTAATAAGACGAGCCTTTTTAGCTGTAAAAGAATTAAATTATTTCACCCCGGACTCAAAAATACAAGAATTAATTAATTCTTTTATTGATAGCATACAGGAAGTGGAAGAACAAGTTAATATATTTCTGAAAGTATTAAAAGATTATCGTGCTCCTGATTTTAGAGAGCAGGTTATTTCGGCAATAGATAATATAAAAAAGCAATCCGAACAAGCAGAAAATTTAATAAAAGATAGGATAATAGAGCATATAGATGCGAATATTCTTGCAACAAACTGGGTAGAGTCTGCAGGAGATGAGTTAAGTTCTAAAATAAAGGATAAGATACCATTAATCGTAAGGCTATTTACAGAAAGACAAAATGTGATAGAAGGTGTTGGTAATGGCAATATGGCGGAGCCCGAGAAAGATACTCAGGCACTAAATCCAAGTGATGCTCAAAAAATAACTTATCCTGACTTTGTTAGAACAATGCATATAGGGGAATAATTATATGATTATTAAACGTGGTCAGGTAAAGATTTTGCATATATTGGACGACGATGAAGAGCTAGACGATAAGGAGACCAAAAAGGCTCTCAAGAAGGCCAAGCAAGATGCTAAAAATATTAACAAAGATGGTAATAAAATCAAATTAAATAAAGAATCTGATAAATAATCAGGGCACTAGTATGACTATAATCAAATTAGGAGAAGCCGTTACTATCACACCGGACGCGATTCAATCGCAGGAAAGCGTTATGTCTAATCCTGCTATTTTGGAGAGGTTCGAGAAGATTGCGGCCGATTTAAAAGTGATCGCTCCTAGGGCGAAAGACTTTTTATATTTTTCCGCCATTATGATGCATGCGGCCGAATCTGTATTGCTAAATGACGACGGAACTATTAAGAAAGATGCTAATGGCGAAGAGATAAACGCCCATTGGGAAAAGAAGGGCGATTCATGGAAGTGGGTTTGTTCAGATCCTAATATGCAGCCATATAAGAATTCTAATAATGATATATTTCCAGAAGAGGAATTACTTAAGGCTTATAAGAAATGGATAGGACGACCGCTTTGTCTGGATCATAAATCAAGTTCTGTGGATATGGTCCGTGGTGTTATTGTTGATACTTATTATGATTATCCCAAGAAAAGAATTATTGCCTTATGTGCTCTTGACAAGGTAAACTATCCAGATTTGGCTAGAAAAGTTTCAACTGGCTATGCTACATCAGTTTCTATGGGAACTGCTGTTGGACGAGCAATTTGTTCCGAATGTGGCAAAGTAGCGCGAACAGAAAATGATTTTTGCCCCCATATGAGACAGAAGAGTTGTTATGGGGAAATAAATTGCGATCTTAACCCAATCGAATTATCAATAGTGGTAAGCGGAGCGGATGGTAAGGCAAAAATTAGACATATAGTTGCTGCAGCACACAGTATTGCGCAGTATGTAGATTCCAAAGAAGAACTTATTTCAAAGTTGGCCGATATGAACGAATTAGTTGATCCTGAAGCAGTAGCTGAAATTAAAAAAGATTTAGAGCGAGCTTGTGAAAAGCTTGAGGCACTTGAACAAAAGGCGGAAACAGTGGAAGAAGCCGAAGAAGGTGAAGAGATGTCGCAAGAAAAACAAGAAGCTGATGATGTTTGCGAGGCGCCAATAGAGACGAAAGAAGAAAAAGACGCCTCAACAGATGTAGAATTAGGAAAGTTTGCTAGTGTCGTTAATGGCATTCATACAAGTTTAAACAAATTACAAAATGACGTAGATAGTTTGTTGTCACAAAATCAAAACGAGGGTAAAATGACTGAAAAGAAAGCTTATTTTCAAGGTGGTGGTGGAGTAAATGAGCCTACACCTGGCGCACCAAAGTATCCCAAAGAAGATTATCAGGGCACCCGTGATAATGAGGATAAACAGATGGTGGGTCAGATGGATACTGGTCCTGTCGACGGGATGGCTCCCGGACCTGACAGTGCTGGCGAATCTGAAGTAGAGCGCAAAAAGCGATTGCAACGTTTAGCTGAGGAAGAAGAGCGGGCAATGCGTCGTCAGGCTGCGGTGGAAAAAGCCAAAGAAGCGCTTAAGACTCGCAAGGCCTACTTCCAAGGTGGTGGAGAGGGTAATGAACCCACCCCAGGAAAGCCAACGTATCCTAAAGAGGACTATCAAACTACCCGCGATAAGGAAGATAAGCAGATGGTAGGAGAGGCTCCTTTTCCTGATGTTGGTGATGTGGAAGGACTATATGGTGACGATGAGGCTCGTAAAAAGATGCTTCTTCGAGCCAAATTGACCGCCAAATTTATTAAGGCGGCCAAATCAGACGGAACTGAGGATCCGGCAAATAGTCGTTGGCAGGTATATGCTGATGACAAGCTTATTCTCAGCTCAACTGTCCAAGAGATCACTGACGGCAAAGTAGAAGCTTTTTACGATTTTGTGGCAACTGAAAAATATGGCCGTAAAATTTTGGACGTGTTGAGGTCTGAAGGGTTTGAGAAAGCAGATGCAATGCTAAAGAGTGCACAATTAACTCCACCGCCTGCACCACCAGCACCTGCTACTGCAGAAGAGCCTGTTGCACCTGAGGAATTAGGCGCAGCTCCTGAAGCACTTGAGCCTGAAGGAGAACCTGTTCCTGATGAAGGCGGAACTGGCGATCCCAAGGAAGAGCTGCCAGGTCTTCTTAACGAACTAGAAAATAACGTTTCTGATGTCCGGGAAGCTGTTGAAGCCCTGTTAGAAGAGGGTGAAGAGCTAGATGAGTTTGGCGGAATAGCAGAAGAAGTCGAGGCTGAAGGTGAAGGTCCTGGTGAAGGAGCATTACCACCTGTTGGCGCGATGGTTAAAATGCATAAGAAACTAGGAAAGTCTCTGGTTGTAGGTATGAAGAAGGTCGGCGCTGATATGGCAGAGCATATTGAAGAGTTGCGTTTGGCCGAGCATATTTACAAGAATGAGAAGAAGCTAGACGAGAAAGACGCTAGCTCTGTAAACACTTTGGTCAAGGACGCTTGCGATGATGCCAAATCAACTATTGCCGATTGTTATAAGCTGATGGAAGCATTTGTCAAGTACGCCCGAGGAGCAGAAATGCTAACCAAGAAATCTAAGCAGACAAAAGAGCAGCTGAAGAAGAAAGCTGAAGACGCCTGCGAAGAGTGTGGCGATGATAAGTGTGAATGCGCTACTGCTGATGCTGCTGATGCTGCTGATGCTGCTGACACAGCTGATGCTGCCGATGTTGATGTTGCCGATGCTGATGTGGTGTTAGAGGAAGATGTAATTACGCCTTCGCCAGAGTTTCTTAAAGAAATTGAGAAGGAAGTTGATGCTGAATTAGAAGCGCCAGTAAATGCTCCGGGTTCGGCTGAATTTTATGGGGCGCTTGAAGAGGATGAAGCTGCGCCAGCTGAGCCAGTTGAGAGCACAACCGCATATCCATTGGGCGGAATCGATGTTGGACCAACGCCAGAACGCCCGGCAAAACTTGAATATAAACCAAAAGAAGTATATCCAATGGTAGGCAAGGGCTTTGGAGCAGATGATGATGACAATGCAGCAACTGCAGCGACGCTTGGTCCAGATGGCAGTTTAAAGGTAGAGGGTCCCACTCCAGATGATTTGGCAAAAATGACTGGCGCAAGTGAAAAGTTTGACCTAACAACAAAGGAAGGGCGCGTAGCATATAGAGAGGAATTATCAAAAATGGCACAACAAGGATTGACATTTTCTAATGTATTAGATGAAGCACATCCCGGCGGTGGTGTCACAACCCAACTGGATGTTGCACCTACTGGTGAATTAGGCAAGGTTGAGACATTAGAAGAGGCTCATGACAAGGTAATGGATGTTGCCACGGCGCCTCCTAGAGTCCGTAAGATGGCCGAAGAGATTCAGCAGATGGTAACCGCCGGCAAGATTGATCCTGAGAAGGATTTTGACGGACTGGTTGCTCATGGTTTGGATGCCGAGGCTGTTAGTTACTGGAAACAGTATTATGGCGAGGGAGATGCTGAATGTTCTCAATTTGCATCTGAGCTTACGAAGGAGCATGAGTCCCAGAAGCTTGCGGAAAAACAGGAATCATACAAGGTAAAGATTGCCAGAGCTTATGAATTAGCACATGACATGGTAGACCGTGGAATGCTAGTTCGTACTGCTGTAAATGAGCAAGTCAAAGAGCTTATGAGCTTTAATGACGAGGCATTTAATAGCATGAAGCGATGGGTATCTACACAGACTCCTATGAAAAAGCAAGCCTCCATACCGCAAGTTGGTATGATGGGCACCGGCGATTCAATTACACTACCCGAGCCTGAAGCGGCTGCATCTGATCTTCAGACAGAGCTTAATAAGATTTGGGCTGGCAGAAAAGTATAATTGAAAACAAACCCAAAAATATAATATTAACTGGGGCAAGTTTTTACTTGCCCCTTGCCGTATCAATGGGGATTCAATGAGTTCAAACGATAAAAATGTGGGCGATATGTTAGCCCAGTCTATGATCGATATATTAAGTGATGAGAATTACAATAAAATTTTTGAACAGCCCAAAGTAAAGAAAGCCGCTGCCAAAGAGAAAACTAAGGAAGAGATATTAACGGATGCCTGTACTAAATTAATAGAGGCATCCGAAATTTTAGATAGCATAGGACTGCCGAAGAGCGCTGCTAATGTACTATTGGCCGCCAAAGACATAATGAGTATTGAGCGACCTGTGGAAGAAGAGAAAGCCGATATTGTTGTGTCAGAGAGCGACAAAGCGCAAGAATAGGGATAATTATGTCAAAATATAGCGTTAGTGAAGCAGTTGCCTCTGAGATGAGCAAAATAATTGCTAGTGACTCACATACTCAGATGTTTTATAAAAAAGCGGAAGAGAGTGAGGACCCCCTTGTTCCAGATGAGTGCAGTGTAGAGGAAAAATTTGCAGCTGCTGTAAGTAAGCTAGCCGAATTATTTATTAGTGTATCTTCAGATTTGGATAATATTGGTTTAGAAAAGGCATCTGCGTTGGTGCTAAATGGTGTTCAAGGTATGTTGGCTGAGGCCGCTGAGGATGACCCGGGATTGGCTGGTTTGCCAGATATAATGCCGGAAGAAACAGAGCAGGAATTATTGGAGCAGCTCAAAAGCGTTGAAAGAGGCGAAAGGAAAAGCAAGTTCGAAGATCTTCTTAGGGGAGTCGGGGTAAAACCAGAAGAATATGCTTTTGAACCGGAGGGTGATACGCCAACTGAAGATTTAGCAGAGTATATGGTTGATGTTTATGATATTGGCGAAGCACAAGATGCCGAAAGAGAATTAGATAAATTTTTAGCAGAAGATGAACCGGGTAGCTTATTTGAGTCTTATGAGGGTGACGATCCCGATGATCCTGATGTTGATGTTGAGGTAGAGGAAACTACAGAAGAAATAGAGCGCGAATTTGATCCAGAAGAAGAGGAGTTAGATAAATTGGTTCAAGATCTCACTCAGATGTTGGAACAAGAAGAAGCGGAAGAAGCAGAAGAACAAGAATACCAGGAACAGCTTGAAGCAGAGGAAGAAGCCGAGTTCGAAAAAGAATTTAAGAAAGAACGCGCCCAACAAGAAGCGCGAAAATGGTTAGAAAAGTTTAGAGAAAAATTTGTGACAAAATCATCAGCACAACCATCAACAGAATCATCATTTGAGGATGAAAAATAAATGCCGGAAGAAGAATATGATATAGCCAAAGAAATGGCTGAAATTTTAGGACAGACTGAGGACGAACCAGAAACTGAATCAGTGGTTGGATTGGAGGAAGAAGATGCTCCAGCCAATGTCCCACAAGAAGTAATGGACCATTATGCCGTTCTGTTTGCCATGGAATATTTGAATAAGGCGGCTGATTTATTAGGACGGATAGAAAATAAGAGTATGGCATCAGAAGCTATTACAAATGTAATGGAAATATTATCCTCGAAAATGGATAAATAATGTTTTTTAATAAGCAGTCAGAAAATGAATTCCTTTCCGATCTTGAAAGCGAATTAATTAAGCTTCAAAATAAAAAAGAAGCTCATAGTAAAAATAATACTAAATACAAAATACTATCTTATCTTAATAAAGCTGCTAATATACTAAATGAGAACAACTTAAAAAAAGAAGCACAGTTAATTTTAATGGTTTCTAAAAAGCTTGATGACCCGGCTACTGAGGGATTGACCAGCGAAAAGATGCTTGAAAATTTAAAGAATAAAGGCTGGGTATTTAATGTAGATGATGTAGATAACACTTATGACGAAGACGACAAAAGGTTTACACAAGAAGAAGAAATTGAGTAAATAATAAATATATTAGCTTAAGCCGGCTATTTTTTTAATGGCCGGCTTTTTCTTTTTCTCTTGCTGTATTCTGTTATATATATGAGAGAATAACTCCAAATATTTAAGAGGTGATAAGATGACACTTAGGATTGTACAGGCTGGAAATGCCTTGCCTTTTTCCTTTCCAGTAGACCCCAGCGCAGAATTTGAACCGGGAATGATTGCACAGCTTACCTTACATGGTAATCAGGTAGTTTGTGGCACTAGCGATGGATCTGCTCCAATTGGTGTAATTGATGATATTAAAAAGAATGCATTTTCATCGGTCGCAATAGATGAGGTGGTTATAGCTCCGGCTCAAGGAGTTATGTCTCATGGTAGATTGGTTACTCCGGTGGACGTTAAAGTTGAGCTTAGAAATCCAAATGTTATGGCGGTTTCGTTTATGTCCAATCCGGTAGATGTTGAGCTTATACCGCGAAATGGAGTAGTAACATTTTTGGCTGGAACGGAGCTAAATTTTAGTCAAACAGGTGGCTCTACTATGGACGCCATAAGAACAGTAGTTAATTATACTTATCAGGTTCCAAATGTTCCTGGCGATGATTCTACATTAGCTAGTTCTAGAATGACAGTGTGGTTTATGAGGATGATTTTTCAAACGGACCAATTTGAAAGCAACCAAAGATATCCATTAAATGCTCCTCTTTTTGTGAATGAGAGCGGCCTATTAACTACAAGACAGATCAGCACGGACTATCCAGCTATCGCTCTTGTAACGGCTCCGCCTAGTAGTGTTCATTCCAGCATAGAGTGTTTGTGGCTATAAATCAGCATGTAGATAATAAGGGAATAGGCTAGTTTTTCTCTAAATAAAGCGCGCATTTATAAATAATGAGCGCATAACTTAATATTATTATAGACCAGTATACCTGTATGTAGATTATGGAGAATATTATGGATTGGACTGCAGCAATGTCATCCGAAATCTTTAGGGAGTATGTTAAAAATGAGCTAAAAAGAGAGGCTCTAGAGAAGCAGCAGAAGAAAGCAGAAGCCCCGAATATTAATGATGTATTGGGTGATTTGGATGAGTTTGAACGGCGTGTGAAGAGTGATCCAAAATTGAGAGTGGCTTTTAAGGCTTTGCAAGAGAAGTTTGCCACAGATACTAGTTATAGGGAGAAGGTTAATCCTATTTTTGTGGATGGCGTGATGTTACTTGATCTGGACGAGGATCAGGAATAATCATAATAGCAATAAATAGCAACCCAAAGCTTTAAAAAACGGCAATGGAAAAAAACATGATTAAAGAAGCAGAGTTGAAGGAAGTTGTTAAAAAGGCATCAGATAGTGTATCGTATGAGCCAACTGAAGATTTGTTTGCGGATATGGTGCGTTTGGCCAATGCAATGAGGGAGAAAGGTTTTGAAAAAGAGGCTGAATCTCTTGAAGACAAAATCCATACTTTCAAAATGGCCGAAACTCATTTGTATCGCGCTATAGATGAAGATGGCGAGGATGTGTTAGAAAGCGCTCATCCTGATGGTGATGTTGAGGTTGCTCCATCACAGGGCGGATATGGTGTTGTTGAGACTGAAGAGAGTGCTCATAAGAAGATTTTAGACATTGTAAATAAAAAACCAACTGGTAAATATGCTGAGGTAATTGATGATGCTATACGATCTGCCGCTGTGGCTTTGGGCGTGGATTTAGAGAAAACTGCTGATTACCCTAATCTGCCTAAAGAGTGGCGCCTACCTTCGGACAAGCCGAAAATGTCGGTGGAGCCTAAAAAAGAAGAACCACCAAAAATGCCAACAGGACCGGTTGATATGGATTCTGTTGCAGGCGAGTTGGAAGATACGTATGCTGAGATTGGCCCCTTAGTTTTTGGGGCTCTCTCCGCCTTAGGTTTAAATTGGCCCATATGGACATTGAATGCTAGAGCCTTATTGAAAGATCAAAAAGCGCGCGATAGTTTTGCAAAAGCTACCGGCCAGTCTCCTGAAGATTTAAACAAATATGTGGCGCTTTATAATAAGTATATTGTAGGAGACTTTCATCCTTCTCAAGGTCCGCGGCGCATTGCTAATAAATTAAAAGGAAATTACGAACACTTAGCTGCAATAGGAAATGAAACTGGCCAATCTAAATTCTTTTGGGGATCTCAACCTGGTTCAGGAAAGAAGAGGGGTACCAAATGGGGTCCCGGCGATGTATTAGGGCCCAGCATTCTAAAAATTCGACAGAAGGGCGATGTTTCGTGGTCGTTAGTTTCTCCGCCAAATACTGCCCATGATATTTGGGCAGATAACGCCCAATCTGTTTGGGCGCCTTTACCAGGAGACGCTGAAAAATCTGAGGATAATTTATATTCCTGGTTTAGACTTGACACAAAACAAGTAAATGCGGCTGCACTTGCTATTTACAACTATTTGGTTGCTGAGTTTAATGCTAAATTTTGGAAGCCGTGTGAGGAATTAAATGAAAAGACAAGTGCCAAGTTAAAAAAGATTGCCGCCAAGTTTACAAGCGCTATGGGCCCCATTTCTGAATCGCCAGAAATAAACACTAGTGGTAAGAAGGAATTTGCTGCATCTGTTGCTGCTGTGATTTCATTATTGCAGGCTGTTAAAAAGAAACTTGAAACAACGTTTAAAGTTGGTGGAAGGTGGACAAGGCGGATTGATCGATTGGCAAAGTTTTTGGGGTTTGAGTGGGGCTATGTAAAATATGGCCCTATGATAGCGCAAGCAATTACAAAGATTACGGCTGCCATAAGAAAGTTTACACCATATATACACTTGGCATCAGATAAGCCTTATTATATAGATATATCACGCGAAACTTATAATAATTTAAGTTCGGCGGCAGTTAGGTTAAGAGGATTGTTGGACAGATATGAAGAAGGTACCAAAAACTATGAAACAACACTAACTAATTATAAAGCAACTATAAATTATATGGCTGCCGTGAAAGCTGGAAATCAGAGTAAGAAATTTTTTGATACAATCTCCGCTTTGGGGCCTGAGTTTGCCGGCATGAGTCAAGAAGATGTGTTGTCGTGGTCCAAACAGTGGAATGAGGGAACAAAACCACCAACACGTCGTCGCAGAGCTAATTCAGCTTTAGATGATATTGTTAAGCAGGCAAATCCTGTTCCACCAGTACCAGCTCCTCTTGATGCCCCTCCATCAGGCTCTCCTAGGCCTCGCGGACCCAGTGGTAAAACTCCTAGTGCCGCTCAGATCCCTATAGTTAACAAGGTAATGGAAATGCAAACTTCCATGCTTAAACTTAAAGATACATTGAACAAAGGCGATACTCAGAGAGTGTTGGCGCAAGTTAAAATTACTAAACCAGAGATAGATCGTGTGTTTTCCGCTGTGTCTCAGATGGGAACATCCGGGCCAAGAAGCACAAGCCCAGCAGATGGTAAGTGGGGAAAGAAAACAGCATTTGCACTAGAGCAAATAGAGTCTTTTAGGCGCAAATGGAATGATGTATTAACAGCGGCAAAAGCATCAACAATATCAGGCACTATTACTCCCGGCCCTGCTGGCCGCGGGTATTTACATGATGTAAGATCTGCCAAGATGTACGCGCCTACAAACAAAAAGATTGTAGAGGCTATGGATAAGTCGGTCAATTATGCTGTGAGCAAGAAGTATGTAGGGAAAACACAGCTGATATCTGTTGTTGTTGATCTGTCTAAACTTCAAGGACCTCCTAACGTTAAAATTACGAATCAAGATCTGGCTTCTTTATCTGCGCTGCAATTATATTTAGAGAAGCACGGAATTGTAAAGCGCTGGATGGCCGCCCATAAGCTGGATGAGGAAAGATTGGTTACAAGGGTAATTCGCCAATATGGTGATGAAGCTGGAAAGAGGGAAACGCGTACTCCTATTACTAAGGAGCAGCAGCGGGCCGAGCCGGGTTTGGAACAATCTCCAGAGGAGAAGCGTAAAGGAATTAACCCAGTCACTCGCACTAGCATATGGCCAGCGAAGCCTCAAGGATTCAGATTTGTATATGCATATGGTCAGTGGCTTTATATGAAGGATGAGCCATATGTTGCTCCTACCGGGGTTGGTCTGACATCTAATCAGTGGATGTTTGCTCTGGCCCTTTTGAATAAACAGCTCGAAGCAGCGTATATGGCAGAGCCAACTAGATTAGAATCTTTTATAGAGACGGTTAAGAGTCTGTTGCCAGGTGGAGCGGATAAGGTTGATGCGGCAACATATCAAAAAAATGCTCGCATACTTTCTGGGATGATTCCAGCTTTATTTGGCGAGCTGACGACCGTTGTGGCGGAGCAAGCCCCAAAGGCAGATCAGAGAAATAGTGTTATATTAATAATTTCTGCCCGACCCGCTCCTGGAGCTGGAGTTGGCCCTGGAGGCGCCGGAAGACCTGGTGGAGCCAGGGTACCCGCCGGCCGTGGAACTGGCAGAGACCGAGGAGTAGGCGGCCGAGATATTGTTGGGCGTGATGTACGTATAGGACCCGATTTTGATCCAAACAGATCTCCTATTTGGAAAACATTAGATCTAAATGATACTGAATGGTGGCCACGCATTCCTACAAATCAGAGGACAATATTGTCATTAGGTGACTGGGTAGGCGCTGAGGGACCACAGTTAGTTTCAAAAATTATTGGAAGGGCAAGGGCTACTCCTAGGGCGCGCGAACGAGCAGCGCGAGAGTTAGGGTATAAATTGGAGGTTGAGCGTGGTCCTGGTGGTGATTATTATGTAGCCACAGAAAAGAAGGGCAAAAAATTAAAACGACCGGTACTACTTCGCAACATTAGAGAGGTGGAGGCGATGGCTCAAGATTGGTCTGGACAAACTGCGTCAGCCCAGTTTTTGAAGTTCTGTGATTTATTGTATGAAGAGTTGCGTAGAATTAAAACTGAATTTGAACGAATGGTACCAAGATCTTTACGCAAGAGAATTCTACAAGGCGAAGGTGGAAAACCTGGTGTGTATTGGTATTATAACGAATGGTTGGATATGATTGCGCAAAGGTATCAGGAAGTAAAAACTGATATATATCAAAAAGGCGGCGGAAGATAACTAAGGCATTTGTATACTATGAATAATATACAAAGAAAAGATGATTTACAGTATATTGCAGATACCATTTTGGTTGAGAAATTGGCCAGAGCTGATGCCGAGATCATTAAAGGTGCTGGTATTTTCGGTGAACTAGGATTAGGCGGGATAGCATCGTCTATTAAGAATCATTTTGCTGAAAAGGTTGGTGAAAGTGGCGGTGGAACTGCTGGGACTGTACTTAATTTTCTAGTTCCCACTGTATTATTTAGAATAAATCCTGTTTTAGGTATTGTTTCATTGCTATTAGATTCGATTTTTGGGTTTAATCTTGGTGCGCTGTTGGGCAAAATGGTTGATAAGTTAAAGCCCAAAATTGAAAGTGGCAAACCTATTAGTAGCGCCGAGGTATCTTCAATTGGGCAGTCTGTAATTCAATCTGAGGCTGGCGCATTAAGTAGTTCCGCTTGCAATGATATGTTTTATGGTCTGCGAAAATATTGTGACGAGGATTCGTTAGATAGCTTGGACGATCCATCACCATTAGTGTCTTTTGCTCTTTTTGGTCGCCGCAAACAAACACCAGATATTCCCGGTTTATTTCCGAAGAGAAAGGGATTTGGTGGAAACGTTGGTGTAATTGGTCGAATATTTGGCAATTTATTTAAAAGACCACGTGGTGCCAGTCTGTTAAAGTGGTTTGGAGGCGGACTGTTATTATGGACTCTTAAAACTGCTTTAATTGGTGCCGGGTTAATAGCTGGCGCAGGCGCTTTAAGAGGGTTGATGGGCCGCGATAAAGGGAAAAAGGAGCAACCGGAGACACCTAGCGCAAGACGAGAAACGACAGAAACTATTGTGCCGGCTTCATATACCGCTCCAGCAACTGCAAGGACACCCACAAGGAGGACCACAACAACTCCTAAGGCGGCACCTGGGACAGTTTCTAGTGGTAGTTATTGGGTTGTTCCATTAGTGGGCGGCTCAGTAGAGAATATGTTGCTAGTTTGGGCGACAGATATATATCGTGATTTGGTGGGATATGATGATATTATAATGTCGTCCCCATCATTTCGGCGTGTAGTTAGGGATTTCGAAAGGAATTATTCTAGTGCAATGCCGAATAGACTGGTAATTCCACCGAAACATTATCGTCCAGCTGATGCGCCAAAGACAAGAATAAGAAAAATAGTAGATAAGTTTTCTGGACCGGCACGCAGAGCCATAAGGAATAAAAAATCTGCAGAGGGTAAAAATGAATAGCGAAATTTTTGATGAATATACCAAGATTGCTAAGGAGAAGGGATTAGTAAAGGAAGCTGCAGAGGAAACAAATCCCAGTTATGAATCTCGGGATCTTTCTGCCGTGGAAGCTCTTTATGGTGTACAACCAAACGGAAAGGATGATGATATATTGGACAAAGCTCATCCAGAACCCGTAGTAGTAGCTCCGTCATATGATCGCTTCAATGCATTAGTGGAGAATTTAAAAGAGCGTCATGACATGATGGCATATATTGCTTTAAAGCCTAATGATGGAAAGCTTACTCAACACAGATATGTAAAAGCGCAAAAAGAATTAGTAGATGAACTTGTTAAGGGTGCATTTATGCTAGATCGCACCAAGAATGAAAACTTAATGACATTGGCTGATTCTTGTTCTGGCAGATTGGTTAAAGAAGCTTTGCCACCATTAGCAATAGCGGGAATTGTTGCTGGTGTTGTGTTTGCTGTTGGAGGTCTTACAAAGCTTTTCTCTAACACAACATTGGTACAAGGCGTTGAACAAAATGCCATAATTGCTCTAGAAGAAATCTCAGATATGTTGGTTGATGATTATCCTCAAATGGAACCCGATCTTCGTCCGCTAGTTAACAGTATAACAAGGCTACGTGATGCTGCAGAAGCTGTAAAGTCCATTAAGATTCGATCTGGTCCCGAGGTTGATGATGATGAGGGGGTTACTTCGGCGGATGTTCGTAATGCTGCAATACAGGCAAGGGTATTATACAAACAAGATGCTGTAAAAATGCTTAGGGCGTATAAGAAATTAGCGCGGCATGTTAGCAGGATTATTCCAAAATTTATTAAATTAATACAGCTCAGGGAAACACAATATAGATCGAAGGAAACCTCTATATACAGGATGCTTCGTAAAGTTAAAGAGTTTATTGTACAGAGTGATGTTGAAGACGTGACAGACGCTCTTGAGGCATTAAATGAGGCTATAGCTGAAAATTCCAAGCAAATTAGTAGTCACGAGGAGTTGATTAAGTATTTTAACAATGAAGAAGATGTGATGACCGATATTAAAGCCTCGTATAAAGTATTAAAGAGGCAAGAAAGCGCATTAGAGGGCAAGACGCCAAAAGTTACTAAAGAAAAAGAAGAGGGAGTTTATGTGCGCTTCCCAACAGAAGGAAAGAAAAAGAAAGAGCGCACATATCTTCGGTATGTATAGGTAATCAAATACATGAGCGGATTAATAGACATGCCATCCAGCTGGGAGTATGGATCCTATTTTAAGCCGGTAGTTATGTCGGACGAGAGGAATTTTTCTCGTCCTCGTGAGCCTTTTATAGCCAGCACAAGTCCGCTTGATTTACAATCGCTAGATGATGAGGAAAGTTTTTCATATTTGAGATATATCCTACCACCAGAAAGAAAGAAGAAACTTGATGAAGTAAAAAAGAAGGTGGAGGAGCTTGAGGCGGAAGAAAAACCAGATGTTGATGAGAAGCCCGAGGAAACAGACGATAAAAAGAAAAAAGATGAGAAAAAAGACACAAGCGCGTCTAATTTAATTAAATCTTGGCAATCTTTTTTAGGCGCTTCTCATCCTCTTATTGGCGCTCCATATGGTGGTCCTATAGACGGCAAGATGAACCCGCAATTATATAGCGCTGCCAAGGCTGTCGAATCTATTCTAGTTAGTGAGGTAAGTGGCAAAATGTCCGGCGCCATTATCAGTTCTAGCAAAAAATTCTTAACAAACCCTGGTGATTTGGAAAGCGCTCTAAGCCTGATCGCCAAATATAAATCTAGTAAAAAAGAAGCTTCCAGGAAAGAAAAATTACAAATTATCGCTAATTCGATATAGATATCGAAAATTCGATAAATAAAAAAAAAATAAAAGTAGATTTTTTAGATCATTATACTAATAAATATATATAAATGTGAATAATTGTCCAATGACTATTATTGTAAGTAAGACCGAAAGATGTAAGACTTTAATAGGAGCACACCAACTAATCGTGCTCAAAAGGATAAAAAATGGCTCTTAGAATTTTACAACCCGGAATCCAGCCGCTTGGTCAGTTCGACGGTTACGACAATGATTATCTAACCATTCTTGGTGGTGAGGTAGCTCAATTCGGTTATGTAAGCACCGCTGCAAATGTGGATCTTGCAACTTCCGATATTGGTGATGGCTATGTTGGCGTAGTAAATCAGGTTCGTCCTGCTGTTACTACCAATCTTACCGCTGGTGTTCGTCCTCTATTCCTAACGGATGATGGGACCACAAATTATGGTACTTTGTTTGGTCAGGTCGTTGGCGGAATTGCTGGTCAAGTAGTCAATACTGGTGCTCAGTTAGGCCCGCACACTGCTACTGGTAGTGGTAAGGTAACCCTTTGGGATAAGCCTGGTCTATACGCTGTAACATTAGACGCTGTCGATGAGACTGCAGGAACAGGTCTTGTACCTGGTAATGGCACTCTTGTTGGTAATGATGCTCTATATGCTACTGCCACTGGTCTATTGACACCCACTGTTGGCGCTGCTTTTGAGGCGGTCGTTGTTGCTAGGTTTGTTGAGTTCCAGACTAATGGAAGCTTGGTTACTACCCCACGGTATCTAACCTCTGCGTTGAACTCTCCGCCTGGTGCTGCTGCTGCTCAGATGCTGTTCACTGAGGCTGTGATTCATTTCCATCCTGAACTATAATCTAACCTAAGTTGAATGGGCGCCCGTGATCGGGCGCCCGATTGTTCAAGTTTTAATCACGGTTACTGGCTTAGCGAGTAGCCTTTTAACCTCGTAGGAGTATATATACTATGAATATGTTTAATACCCAGGGAGAAATTAATGCTTCCAGTCTTAAGGATGCACTTACTACCCTAACTAAGTACGCTTCAATTATTGAAGATAACACACCTTCAAATCTAGCTCTAAGTGGTCAGCCAGGCCTGACAGATGATGCACGTGATGAGCTAATTTCCCGTGCTATTATGAGTCATGACGGCAAAATCGCTTTGGCTCAAGCTATGGCTAATCCAATTCGTAGGAATCTTGACTATCAAGGTATCTTTCGTAGGGCGCTAGTTGTTGATCCGCTACCTCAGGGTGCACTCCCTGTTTATGATCGTGATATCGATGTGGCTGCTGTTGTTATTTCTAGCAATGGTACTGGCCCAGAGAGTCGCGTATTTGGCGATCGTGTAACTGTTCCTGAGTTTGAGATTTACTCAAATCCAACAGTTCGTATTGCTGAGGTTAAGAGGCGAAGATTTAACGTTATTGACCGTGCAGTGCAGAAGGCCCGTCAAGAAATCATGGCACAAGAAGATGCTAATGGTTTTGCGGCTCTTAATGCTGCTGCTCAGGCTGAGAACACCCTACAAGACATTGCTGACGGTGGTATGCTAAGGCGCGACCTTGTCGAGCTAAAGCAGCAAGTTGACCGTTGGGACCTTGTTACGACCAAGTTCTTCATGAATATCAACGAATTCACCGACATCCTTAATTGGTCGTCCGGTGGTGGTGCTGTTGGTGTTGGTGATATTGATCCTGTGACCCATCGTGAGATTCTACAGACTGGTCTGCATGCTCATATTTGGGGCGCCGATCTTATGGTTTCCAAGATCGTTCCTGCTGGTACAGTATTTGCTTGTGCCGATCCTGAGTTCGTAGGCGTAATGCCCGTTCGACAGGATATTGAGGTTCTTCCTGCTGATGAACCCAAGCAGCTTAAGTTGGGCTGGGTTGTTTCCGAGATCATTGGTCTTGGTATTGTCAATCCTCGCGGCGTATCTGCTGGTAACAAGAGCACTGTAATTGGCGCATAAGCTAGATTACTACAAAATAGTCTACTGACTTAAATTTAAGCCCGTATAAATTATTATGCGGGCTTTTTTGTTTTATTTAGGTTTCACTTATAATAAAAAAACATAATAGTGAAGTGAATTTACAACAGGTATAGGGGTAATTATGGCAGCACCAATAACACAAGGAAAAGATTTTAATTTTTTTAGGAGAGTAAATGTTACTCCGGCAGCTTTTCCAGCTAATTCACAAATTGAGTTTAATTTCCGTGGATTGTCTTCCTTTTCTTTAATTAACGAAGGTACTCAAAGGGTAGAGTATAGTTTTAATGGGCGCACTCTTCATGGCGATTTAATGCCTGGTACAGACACATCCGCATTATTTTTTAATAATCGGCGAGTGAGCTATATTTGGTTTAGAACGGCAAATCCAGGTCAGCAGATTAGAGTTGAAGCCTGGGCTGCTATGTAATAGTGTGATTGTGTAAAAAAACAAATATTATCGTTATATATATATAGCATGAAAGAACTATTTTTAGATGCTAATGCTCATCTACCTATGAGCCAGGGCGTAATAGATTTTTATTGTAAATTCAATGATTCTGTTGCTGGTCATGGACATCCGCTATCTCCATCTAAGTTAGGTCGAGCGGCTGCCAGCGCTATAGAAGAAGCTCGCGGAAAGATTGCGAAATTAATTGGAGCGCAAAAATCTAGTCAAATAATATTTACTAGTGGATGTACTTCTGCGTGTGAGTGGGGTTTATTATTACTGGTCGAACTAACTGGGTTTATTGATGATATTTGGCTATCTCAAATAGAACATCCAGCTGTTTATACTGCTGCCGAGGATATATTTGGCAAACAAATCCAGAAAATACCAGTAAATTCTGATGGCCAGGTTTCGTATAAAAGGCAAGATAATATTATTTGTATCCACATGCAAAATGAAATAGGCACCATACAAGATATCGGCAAGTTTAATAAAAAATATTTATTCTCTGATATGTCTCAATCTTTAGGGAAAATATCTGTTAATGTATCTGATTTAGATGTTGATATTGCGGTTTTTGGCGCTCATAAATTTGGAGGCCCTTCTGGTGTGGGGTGGATTTATTTAAAAAACACTGATTGCTGGAAAGAATATGGCACCGGGTCGAGATATGTAATGGATACTCCAGGCACACCGAATGTTGGTGGAATAGCTGCTACAGCGGTGGCATTGGAGCACGCGATAAATACATTAGATGAACGTAGAGATAATATGATTTCTTTTAGGGACGTTATAGAGCCAGAACTGAGTAATATGGGTTTTGAGATAATTGGAGAGAAGGCTGATAGATGTCCAAATACAACATTTGCCAAGACGCCCAAAACTGGTGATGCTTTTAGGATATTGAATTTATTAGGAAATTCTGGAGTACATATTGGGCTTGGGAGTGCCTGCGGATCATTATATACTGGTGGCTCCCCTTTGATGCAGGCTTTAAATCGTCCTAGTGATGGTCAAGATTATATCCGGGTAAGTCAGTGGGGCGAGTATAATAAATTAGATGCGGAATGTTTTATAAACCAATTAAGAAAGATGGTATAATAAGTTTAAAATTACCATGTAATGTATAAACAGTAATATGTGGTAATATTGTGACATTTTAATATGAAAAAGTGTAATGTTGAAGGGTGTGATGAAAAACAGCGCAGATATGGTTATTGCAATAAACATTCTGTAAGATATAAAAAACATGGAGATCCATTAATTGTTAAAAAGCCTAATTATAAAAATAGAAAAAAGACAACAAAAAAAATAAGATTATGTTCTTTGGACGGATGTAACAAAATACATTGTGCGTTAGGATATTGTCAAAAACATTATTATCGCTATAAAAAGCATGGAGATCCTAACTTTACATTATTTAATAAAAATGGCTCAGGGTATGTGGATGGAAATATAAGATATATTTATAAACCAAATCATCCAAACTCTTTTAAAAATGGCAGGATACAAGAGCACGTATATATAATGAGTGAAAATATAAATAGGCCAATAAATAAAGATGAGAAAGTTATCCATAAAAATGGCGACAAATTAGATAATAGGCTTGAGAATTTAGAGTTACATAAAGTATCTGATATATGTAGTGTATATAGGTGTTTTGGCAAAGTAAGATCTAAAGGTTATTGTAGTAAACATTATACTAGATTTTTAAAATTTAAAGATCCGTTAAAAATGTTAATTGCAGAAAATGGCGCCGGAAGTATAAATGAATATGGATATAGATTAGTTTATAAGCCAGATCATCCTAATGCCCAGGTTGGAGGTAGAATTTTAGAACATAGATTTGTTATGAGTGAAAAAATAGGCAGGCCATTAAGAAAATTTGAATATGTTCATCATAAAAATGGCATTCGTCATGATAATAGGCCTGAAAACTTGGAAATATGGGTCTCTCGCCATCCTCCGGGACAAACGCCGGAAGATTTGGTAAAGTGGGCAAAAGATATATTGGACATGTATGAAGAAGAAATTGAAAAAAATAGTATGTGAGATAGATGGCTGTAGCGTGTCAGATCCTGCCATGCTCCACAAGCATCATATAATAGGCCGCACTGAAATCGGAACTAGTAATCATAATTTTAATACGGCAATTTTATGTTCTAACCATCATTATTTACTACATAATACTAATCGTCTAAAAATAATCGGTCTATACCCAAGTACACAATTACCATATGCTAGAACGTTAGTTTATGAATTAGACGGCAAAAAGAATATTGATATAGATGAGCCGTATTTTACACATAAACCCAAACAATCTAGAGTTACATTTGTAAAAGATGAGGAAGACAATGAGTAATAAATTTAAACCAGAGGGAAAAGTTGTATCTGAGGTAGAGTTCCGCCGAGCATTACTAAATCAGGCAAGGAATTTTGGCTGTTATACTGATGTTGTAAGACTATTGGATAAGTATGATAAATTGATACAAAATTGTACTAATGAGGTTGAGCGTGAACATATGGGTAAGGTCGCGATTGCTGAGCTATATAAATTATTTGATTGTTATGGAGGCCTTACAATTAATGGTGAGGCTGTTATTCCGCCAGAAGATGTAGGCAAAGAACAAGATCCTAAATAGCGCATAAGTTTGCATATTTGTACATTTGTAAGGAGAAAGATATGAGCGAAGACAAGGAAGTTTTTGAGGGCGTAGTAGATTGGTTTGATTCCAAGATGGGGTTTGGATTCCTTAATTGGGAAAAAGATAAAGTAAAGCAAAAAGATATGTTTTGTCATTATAGTGATATAAATATGACGGGATTTAAAATTCTAAAGGCAGGACAGAGAGTATCATTTTCTATTGGTAAAAACAACTCTGGAGATGATAAGGCAATCGATGTAAAAGTAATAGAATAATGGAATTCTGGGTAATCAATATTTCAAAGAAGAATGTTTGTTTGTCGGACCTAAATTTAACTATTCCGGCGGGTAGATATTATAATTTACTTGATAAAAAACACTTCTCTTATTCCGTCGATAGGTTGGAAAAGTCTAAAAAAACCGGATCTTTATGCAAGAAAAACGGTTTAATTAAAGTAAGTTATGAGGAGCCAAATTTTCCGGGCAACCCCAGGAAGCATAAAGCAAATCAACCTATGCAAATGAGACGAAAAGCTCCTGCCAAAGTTGATATGCCGCAGTATGAAGAGATTGTATTTTCCGACGAGAAATACGCGGAAGAAATGTCTGAGTTGTTTAAAGAGAAATTAGAATAGATTTTGCATAATTTGGCATGTTGATATGAGTACAGTTAATATTAATGCGAACCCAGGACAAACGATTTCATTTTCCGCAAATGTGTTGTCTCAAGGGCTTTGGGGAAATCTTGTAGATGGCTATATGCCATTTATTGAATCAGTGATAGATCCAACTGGAGCTGCAGTAGGTGGCTACCCTGTTCCACTTACTAGAATTTCTGTTGGAACATATCGTGGTTCTTTTGTTGTTCCTAGTAGTACTACTAATTTGGGAACGTATATATTGAGAGTTGTGTACCAGGGTCCAGTGCCAGATCCTCATACTGGAGTGGCTAATTTTTATGATACGTATTTAATTAATGTTTCATTGCCCTTAGGTAATTTGGCGGTGTACCCATCTTAATTATTTCATATTTCATATTATATACCCGAAGTTTATCGTAATATTTTGACATTTAACTGAGGTATATCATGGTAGTATTGAGGTCTAGAGGACAAACTGTAGGGCACACTGAAACCGTACAATTGCGCGCTTTATTTCGTGGCGCTGATGGTAACCCTGCAGATTTGGATGCTCTTCCTACCGTTACTATTGAAGAGCCTAGTGGTAATGTAGTTATTGGACCTACAAATGCCGGTGTATATAGAGTTAGCACCGGATTATATGGATATGATTTCGCCGTAGGTTTTAATGCCGCTTTGGGCGTTTGGAATGATATCTGGGATGGTGTTATGAATGGGTATCGTGTCTCAGGATCATTTAATTTTGTGGTTCAGAACACACAAATGCCAGCCGTAAATACTGACGGTTATGAGCATTTAGGAGATGATCCTGGGTTCAATTATAGCCAAATTGCTATACATAATATAAACCTTCTAATTAAAACATTACGAGCCAGACTGGATAGTAGAGGCAAGGTAAAGTCTACAGACCAATGGGGAAATGACGTATATGTAGATTGTGATATTTACAATATAGACTCGTTAGTCTCTTTTATCGCCAACTCATTAAGCCTGTTTAATGAGATTCCGCATTTTACTTTTTTTACATTTGAAGATACGGAAATTATTGCTCAATTCCATGATGTAATTGTTCAAGGCGCAACATTAATGGCTCTATCTAGCAAGGCGTTATTGGAGAGAGGTAGAGAGTTCCAGATTAATGATCAGGGGATTCAATTTACTCCTCCCGGCGTGTCTGACTTAATGCAAACTGAATGGGCTGCTGAGTTGGCTAATCATTTTGAAAAAGTTAAATTGATTAAGTTCAACATGAAACCAGGACCGATTGGCTTGGGCACTTTGACGATAAGCACGGCTAGACATCCTGCTCTGGCAAGGCTTAGGCACCTGAGAGCAAGGCAAATTATTTAATGATATCAAGCACTTAGGTGATTTTGGAGGGTTTCTTGTATCTTTTTCTTCGAGCACGCTAAATTTGTTATTTCCTGTGTTATATACATATACAGGAGGACAAAATGGCACGAGGAAAAGATAATACATTACAAAATAAACTAACAAAGGACAAGTTGGCAGAAGCATATAGCCGCTTAGGATCTTGCAAAGCTGTTGGGCGTGAGATGGGTTGTGCCGGAGGTACAGTCAAAAGTTATATGTTGGAATGTGGTCTATATGTTAAGCCACAAATAAGATATAATTGTAATCATGATTTTTTCTCTATAAATAATGAACAATCTTTTTATTGGGCGGGGTTTATCGCCGCCGATGGTTGCGTATTAGACCAAAGAGCTTCAAATATTTTGTTTATTGGGTTATCTGAAAAAGATCATCAACATTTAATTAAAATTAAAAAGGCTTTGGCAGCACAAAACCCTATAGGTAGCTATCATAAGGACTATCCTAGCTGTGAGTTGCGAATAACATCTGATCGGTTGTGCTCAGATCTTAAGCGTTTTAATATAGTTCCGCGTAAGTCTCACATATATACTTTTCCGGAATGGTTGATAGATCATAAATTAGTTCGTCATTTTATGCGAGGATATTTTGATGGAGATGGAAGTCTATATTATTCTAAGATATATGGCGGTAGAACAGAGAGGCAATTATTTTTTAGCTTACGAGGTACCACTAAATTTTTAGAGGTTTTCCGTATGATATTAGAAACGCAATGTGCCTTACCGAAACGAAACAAAGATATTCGCGTAAATAGCGGGATTGGAGTATTAGAATATGGGGGAAACGATGTTACTGCCAAGATATGTAATTTTCTATATAAGGATGCCACAGTATGTTTGGATAGAAAACGCGAGATAGCACAACAAATTATAACCAGATATTCTAAAAAGCTAAAATTAGAAGAAAAACGAAAAAAGGAGCGGGAATTAAAGCAATTTCGCAAAGCAGCACATAAATGGATGACTTCTTGTCACATCAGTTTAGATAAAGAAAATTTGGCAAAATTATATCAGGAGCATCAATCAATTCAAAAGATTGCCCAAATTATACAGAAGAGACAAAAAACTACAAAGCAATTATTATTAGATTGTGGTGTAGAGTTAATTAAGCGTGAGTTAAATTTAGATGAATCAAAGCTTCGGCAATTGTATAATAAGTATCAATCAATGGAAAAGGTGGCGGAAGAATTAGGATGTTCGTTTGAGACTGTTCGCAAATATATTCATCAGTATGGCATAGAAAAACGTTCTACTGAGTCTAACAAGCATGATCATAATTTTTTCTCTATTGATAATGAGAGCAGGAAACAATTTTATTTTGCTGGTAGGATATTGGGAAAGTCTACGATTGATGGGAGTACTATAATTTTAACTTCAAAAAATAAGTCTGAGTTGGAAAATTTTGTGCAATCCGGTATGACAAGCGCCCCAATAAATAAGATGCGTAATGCTTTCAGAATATCAATATCATCTGATCAAATAGTGCAGGATCTTAATACTAGATTTGGTATAAACTCAGATAAAAATATGGATTATCAAATGCCGGGTAATATTTTATCGCACAAATTTTTAAGTGATTTTATTCGTGGAAGATTAGACGCGAAGTCTAGTAGATCAGAGAGATATATGGAAATTAATGGTAGTGATATGTTTTTGGGGCAACTATCTAATATTTTTCATAATAAATGTGGTACAAAAATTAAAAATATACGACGACGCAAGAACAAAAACTCTTATAGATTGATATATACAAATACAGTAGAGATTTATAACATAAACCAATATTTATCGTGAGGGAATTATGTCCGAAGACAGCGTATATGATAATTGGGAAGATCTGGTGTGTTCGATGCAAGATCATGTAAAGAGTGTCGAAAATGCTAATATAGTTCCATCAGATGATCCGTTTAAACGTAGGATTGGCTTTATGTGCTTTGAGGCCGAGAAGCGTTGGTATATTGATTTAATAGATCTAAAGCGTTGTTTTGATTGTATGGATGGCGAGGAGAAGGAAGATCTTAGAGAATTAATTATGAGCGCCGATAAAAGAAGAGAATTTTGTGATGAGCTGTGTGGGAGAAAGAATGTATAAGAAGTTTTTATGTTTATTAGTTACTTTGTTATTTTGTTTGGGCTGTGGATATAATCCCGGAGTTGATTCAGAAAACGAGTCCTATAATCAGCTGCCAATCATAAACGGCGCGCCAGCTAATCATTCTGAATACCCTTCTATTGTGGCGTTAATGGTTGGTTCGAGCAAGACGCCTAACTGTACGGGAACATTAATAAAACCAGATCTTGTATTAACTGCGGCCCATTGTGTTGGTTATCATCCAAGTGATATGATGATAGCGTATGGGTATGAAAAACCTGGGGAAGGAGATATAGGATGTTTTTTTCCAGTTTTAGCCAAGTCAATTCATCCAGGCTCTTATTATTATGATTGGTTTCCGGAGGACATAACAACAGAACCTATAGATTCAGGCATTGATCCTGGTACGGCCGGTGAAAATTATGATGATATCGCATTGTTATTAGTTGATAATTCTCCATCTCCTGTTAACATAGTTTTTGTCCCAGTATTACCTCCGGAAAATTATGATGATGTATTAAAAGTGAGTGATATTGTAACTATTGCCGGTTACGGACAACATGAGAAAGGCGTTACGGGAGATGAGTTATATGCAGCTGATGTGCCTGTGACTTGGCGTGGCGAGTATGAAATGATTTTGGGCGAGGATGAGATAAGCAATCCTGACGCTGGAAATGCCTGTTATGGAGATTCTGGTGGTCCTGCTTATGTTACTTATGGTAATAATATATTTGTGTCTGGTGTAACGTCTAGGGCGCCTACTATTCCTGAATGTGGTCATGGCGCTGTGTATACTATTCCTGGTTCTTATTTGGACTGGATTCAAGAGGCGTATGTGGAGATGAAAGAGGACACACCAGAGCCCGAGGAGCCTGAGGAAGAGTGTGATGCTGGTACAAAGCCATGTCCTACTTGCCCTGATGCTAGCGTGGTGGATTCTGGTGTAGAAAAGCATCTGGTATTGGAACCCACGGACGGTTGTAATTGTGATACTAGCTGCACTCGCGAACACACCGGATTATCTGATTTATTTTTCTTAACTCTGTTTATATTATTTGGAGTATTTATATTTAAGCGTTATTGTAAATGATTGTGAATATTATGACATACAGACATGATGGGGAAAATATCTAAAGTAGCCGATTTGTTTGAGAAAAAATTGCGCAAAATTAAGCTTGGCGCCTGGGTGGACGGTGAATGGAAGGATATTCTAATGGGCGGTGAAGCTGATGAGCATACTCCTGATGATTTTGAGCAGGAGGCATTAGAAGAAGGCGCAGAAATAGAGATGGAGCACACCGATGATAAAGAAGTTGCTACAGAAATTGCAATGGATCATCTAACAGAATTGCCGGTACAGGAGGATGTGTCTGACCGTCCTGAGCTGGAAGATCTGGATTATTATGCCCTTCTAAAATTTGTTACCGATTACGAAGAAAGCCATTAAAACAAGGGTGTATTATGCCGCCGAATGAGCTTCAAAAAAAGCCGCATAAAGAGCTTCTCAAGTTAATTGATGCATCTAGAGATCGCATCATAGACAACGACGTTTACCTAGATTTATGCGAAGAGTATGAAGTTGATCCGGGTGTAATATATCTGATTCCTATGTGTTTTTCAGACCTTGAGGTTTCGGCAAGAACTGAACATGGTGTTATTTATTTTAATTACAAGCTTTTAGATGATAATGATTTTAGTAATGACGATCATTATATGATACATGAATTAACTCACGTATTTCAGCAGTGTTTTGGAGACGGACCGACCCATAGTGAACCCGGAGAACACTATTTAGATAACGAATTTGAGCAGGAGGGGTTTCAAAATCAGACCAAATATATATCTGATATTAAAGGGGATGATGAGGCCGAAGAATATGTAGATAAGGTATTAGACCACCACGAGATTCCACAAAAGGAGAGAAAAAAACGATTTAAAGAATTGATGGGTAAGTTTGATGAGGATTAAAAATTAGAAAAAGAATCCTAAAAGCCAGATAATATAACTTTATTTATGCTGCTATTTTGACATATCGATATAATGGCGTGTATACTTAGACATCCAATTTATGTACCACACTCTGGGCCAGGCATACAAGAAGCTGTGTCTAGAGGAGATGGGTATAGAATAGCTATTCAATGGCAACGTGCTTTTGAGAGCACGTATGGCTTTAATGTGGCATATAATATTTATTATTCAACAGTTAGAGATAATGTGTTTTCTGATGGTGTAAGACTTGTCTATGTTGAAGATGGGTACTGGGGAACCGAAATTAGAGACCTAACTCCTGGTGAGATGTATTATTTCGCCGTAAGAGCTTTTGAGTATGACTTAAACGTATATAACCCCACATTGTTACCAGAAGCTTATGACGGATATAATCTTAGAGTTTATCCGGAGGCTCTTTTATTAAGCAATATTACTGAGACCGATTTAATTATACCAATATCTGACATCAATTTATTCCCCGCATTTGGTGTTGTTCAGATTGGGATGGAATTAATTAGGTATGATTCTGTAGATATTCCTAATAGCTCATTGTTACTTAGTGATCCTGATTATCGTGGCTATTATGAGACAACGGCCAGAATGCATAATGTAGATGGATATGATGGTGTTCGGATACAAAGTCCAATTATTAGATTTTTTATAGGTTTTGAGGAAGAAAATCAAGTCGTGGCAATGGAAGCCGCTAATTTTACATATCCGAATTATGCCTACACACTTACAGATGGTTATAGGGTTGTAGACACTGACATTTTAACTACTGATATGTCGGCCAATGATGCAACTCAAACAGATTTTAGGCCGTATGATTATGCTGGGTGGCATAGAACTGATTTATCTATGTTAGTTAGTGGAACTTGTATTGGTACTTATATTGGTGGAGAGCTATATTGTGCTGACGGATATTTGGGCGTTGGTCGGCAATTGCGCGGAATTCCTATAAACGAGCAGAGCCATGCTAGGGAAGAAATGATGTTGGAGAGCACTGGTGAAAGTTGTATGTTATTGCGCAGAGTACATACAGGGATTAGATGTTCTTGTTTCCTTCCTACCGCTGAATATCCAGAGGCCAGATGTCCATTATGTTATGGCACTGGATTTACTATGGGGTATGAGCAGTATTTTAATCCACGCAGAAGTGATGGCAGGATTTTTGTGAGATTCGAGCCTGCTGAGGACGATTTGCTACTGGATCGGGCTGGTCTAGAGTCAAAATTTATTCCTAATTGTTGGACGTTAGTGGTTCCGTCAGTTAAAGACCGTGATGTTTTGGTGCGATATGATGAAGATGGTATGAGGCAGTATGCATATGAAATTCTTAATGTAACTAGAAATAAGATATTTGAGGGATTTAGTGGTGCTCAGAAGTTTAGTGCTGAGAGAGTTCGCCGTACAGATCCTATTTACCAAATTAAGTTGGCTGATAATACTGCTACAATGCCACAAGATCTTTCTACTTCGATTGGTATGTTGAGAGGCCCTGGAACAAGCACTATACCGCATTTACATTCGGTGAGGATAAGTGAAAATATCACAAATATTGCACAAATAACACAGACATCGAGTATTTCTGCTGATCATTCACATGAAATTATTGCGGGGGTAGTAACTCCTGTTTTGGGTCATACGCACACAATTATTTTACCTTAAAGAGTTAAGTATGGTTTTATGATTTTGTATTTCCGCGCCATACAAAAATCGTTATTATGGATTACCCCTTGATACATCCATCTAAAAATTTTGGAGCAGACATTATTACCGTTAAATCTAAGATGATAAATGTTTGTTCCGTGTTGTAATTTATTAGATTGTTTTTCGGGCATGCTGCAATTATCTATTATAATTTTTTTAAATGTATTAAGAAAACTTTCGGTACCACACAAGTCAAAAAATAATTGCCCTTTTCTTGTTATGTATGCGCACCCATCCCCATCAAAATATCCCAGACAAAATGCATATATTTCTGGGTGGTTTAAGATTATATTAGGAAAATTTAAACTGTGTGTTTTATTGTTAGTTATTCCGAAAGCATTTAGATCATTTATTAATATTTCTGATTGCAAATGAATTGAGCATACTCTTGAATTATTCCATTTAGAATTATATTTACTTTGCTTATTTTCGAAGGTATAAAGCTTTGCTGTGGAATTAATATCCAGCTTTAGTTGTTCTAGTTGTGTTTGGTCTTTTGTAGATAGGTTTATTGATAACATATTTCGGTTTTTTAAGACGCATCCATCGGCGGCAATAAAACCTAGCCAGTATAATGTTTTTATTCTGTCTTGGCGATTGGCGCTTGTATGTTTAGAAAAGAAACGCTCATTAAAAAAATCTTTTCTAGCACTAGTATTATAATTGATATCATATTGTTGTAATAGTTTTTTTACAGTGTTGTGCGAGCATCCTATATGTTTAGAAACAGCTTTTATAGTTTTGTATTTTTTATATAAGGCAGCTAATTCTGATTTCGAAAATAAGCTTGAGTAGTCTGGCTGTTTATTAATTTTAATTTTGTATTTATGAAGACGCCTTCTTATTGTATTTTTACTTGTTCCAAGTTTTTTAGCAATTTTTCTGCAAGATTTATATTTTTTGTATAACTTTTCTAGTAAGTTTTTGTCTATATTTATTTTGTCCTTAGAGTTTCTCATTAGTTCCTATTATAATTTAGCTGATATGTTGCTTGGCTCATACATATATTTAATTATGCATACAATGAATCATTATGTCATGTGTCCCTCGACATTTCCGTAAGTTTATTAATAAAATTCGCATAATATTTTGTCATTGTAGTGTGGTATATCAACTTTAGGTGAAAAATGGCTATTAGAAGATTTATAGGGTCAAACAGGGTTCAGCAGGGCGGCCAAATGGCAACCCATAAACAAGATTTCATTGCGCATCATACTGGAGGCGATTGGAGGCATACCGCTGATCAGACCGATATGAATCCTCCATTAATTCTATATCCGCATGATGATACTGTGCAAGAAACCTTAGAAGCGTTGGCTGTTGGTATAGCCTCTGGTGGGTCAGGCTTTGTAAGTGTTGGGGATTTAAGCGGAAATGCCCAGGGATCATATAATATTGGCGAGCCTGGTTTACCTACATTTGAACATGCTATGCAAGCGGCCTTTAATGATACTAGATTGACAGATGGCGGTATTGTTTTAATATTGGCGGGTAAATATACGGTTGTTAATACAATTATTGTTCCTGCTGGTGTTTCTATTATGGGAGAGATAGCCGGCACCATAATTGTTGGGGAGACAAATCAGATTCCTATGTTTAGGATTTCAACCACAGCTCTTAGCACAACTATTGGCGGTGATGGCGGCACACCTACAGAATTAGATTTAGAGGCAGGAGCGCCATTAGATTCAACAAGATTTTATAACTTAATTATAGGCGATAATTTAGATCGTAACGTTCAAGTAGCTGGCGAGCCAATTGCTACAATGCCGCTAAACCCCATGATATTGTGTGAGCGAGGGTCCAATTTTACTTGTGAGCATGTTAAATTTATTGGAAGGGTTAATAATGGCCCGGTTACTGGCAGGCTGAAAACGCAACGAGCAATTGGGTATGTTGATGCAAGTACGGAACCGACTCATTTAACATTGAAAAGATGTTTTTTTGACGGTTTTCAAATTGCTGTAAGATTTGATCCTGGCAATGGAGATGCCGATCATTTAGTAATCGATAAATGCAGGGCAAGAGTATTTGGGGAGGAGGCCGCGCCAACGAGTGGTTCTTTAAATTGCTTTGTTGCGATGAGCTTATGTAATGCAACTCTTACTAATAATTTTGTTGTTGGACAAGATAATAATCCCGATCCATCTACAGTTTGGATTTGTTTTCTGGTGGATACGGTTGGTGTTGGGGGAGACGATGTTGATATTGTGATTGTTGGAAATACTGGTTCCCCCAGTCCTGTCGGCACTTTTGAAACTCCGCTGTTATTTATGGTAGATCTGACCTTAGGCATATCTCTAAAAACCACAATGACCGGTAATAATTGGGGGTCTAACGTACATAATCCGTGGTATGTAATAGCCGGAAAAGCAGAAGGGGGGACAACTAGGGCCAGTGGAGATTTTATTGGTGATGACGCGATAGATTTAATTCTGTCTGCAGACTTTCAATACCCCCTAACGGTGGTGGTAAATCCCGGCACATATGATATTACCATACAGTCTGGCGGAAGAGATTACAATTTTGTTGGAAATAAGTTGCGTAATGTATATCCAATTTTTAATCTAAATATTGCCGATGTAACCACCGATCCTTTGGGTAATAGATATTTTGAGATTGCAAACTCAATAAAACATATTAATATACAGAGCGAATCTACCGCAACTTTTCATTCATTATGGGTGAATCTTGAAAGGAGACATGCGATTCATGTAGAAGACTGTATATTTGAAAATACCGCTTTATATATTAACGGAATTACAAATGTTGCTACGGGTGCAGAGAATGTTTTAGTTAAAGACTGTAATTTTCAGCAAGATGGAACTTTTGCAGACAATCTTAGCGTGTTGTTACCGGCGGTGAATTCTACCACCTTAGAAAATTGTATATTTGAGGGTAATGGATACGCCTGTGGTATTGGTGATAATACGGTAATTAATTATCAATCTGGTCCGCAAAAACGCCCGAATATTTTGGTGGATAAGTGTGTGATGGATTTGACTGGTGAGACTATAACAGCATTGTCTCCGGCTACTGGTGATGATAATTATTTTTGGATTAAGAAGGACGATGCTAAAGTTACATTGCGAGATTGTATCATAATTGCTGATGAGGGATTTCAAGCCGTTGGTCCGGTTGCAGCCCCATTATTGTCTAGTGGCGATTTTGATGCATTTATACTAATAGAGTCCCGCGATATAACGGTAGAAAATTGTGTGATTCATGGCCCACATTCTACGTTTGAGGTTTTAGGGGTTCCATATGCACTACCAGTATTGTTGGCATTTCCGGAACAATCATTTAAATTGAGTGATTGTAAATTTATGGGGGGAGGATTGCCATTACAGGTCTCAGTAGATGCCTCGTCAGATCCTACCAACAAGGGAAATATTATAATATCTGATTCTGATTTCCAAGCAGCCCGTAATGCAGTAGATATCACTCACATCTTAATTGATATCGATATTGACGTTTCTTTTCTAAACCCCTATACTGCAACAGATCCTTTAGTAAAAATTCATGGAAATACACTAAGTCAGAGGATAGAAGGCGAACCATTTCCAGCATTTCATTATAATGCAGACGGAGCATGGTATACTCAGCTTGGTATGATAAATGTGTATGCCCCTGGGTATCAGGTGAATATTTGCGATAATAGGGTTTACGGAATATCTTATGAGATAGGAATTCCTCCGTGGACAAGTATGACTGGTATTTATGTGAATAATTACGATGCTTTTTCTTCAGATAATACTGACACCATACGTAAAGTTGTTATTGAAGGAAATATAGTTGATATTATTAATTATGTTCCTCCTGTAAATCCTGGAGACGATACAACATGTGTTTGGTGTAAGAGTTCGGCCATGCAAATCCATGGTAACAATCTATCTATGTACAGTATTGTTCCCCCTATGGGGTGGGCAGGATTTGGTGGTGTTTTATATATTGATAATGTGCCATCTACTGATGCGCCATATAGCGAAGCCTTGGTTAATGATAATATCTTTTCGAGGAGAGATCCGGCCACTGGTGATGCAAATCCATTACCAGGTCCGTTTATTTATTTGAGCGCTACATCTGGTCGCGGGATGATGGTCGATAATGCGTTCTCGGATTTCACATGGGATGGTGTTACACAAACTCTGATATGGGATAACACTATACCCGATAATAAGTGGGTTCTTGAGCGCAACAAAAATATGACCACCATTGTGCAGGTTACGCCAAGTTGTTGTGGTACTTGGGGTATGGGGCCAGATCCGATTATTATGTTTGGCGAGATCGTGTGGGGAGACTTTGCTGATTCGTATGTTGGGGCAACCGGCACTCATATGCAAGAAATTACCATTGCATATGGAGCTGGAGGAAGTGCTACCAGGTATCCTAAATGGTTGCTTCAGTTTGAGTCGGTGATTCCACATGGAGTGCGTATAGTCCATGTAGAGTTAGACTTGCGTGCTGTTAATGTTCCGGCAGCTTCTAATTTTATTGGCGTATTAAATCATGACAGTGCAGCCGGCGACTCTGATAATGTGTCATTTTCTGGCACTGGCACAGAAACATTATATATGACGCCTCCAAATAATGACTTTCTTGTGGGAAATGGTCATAGAGCTATGTTTCGTATGTTAGGTAGTTTATCGCATGGAAGCACATGTTCTATTGAGGTAAAAGTTCTGCGAGTACATTATAGATGGTAAGATTTAACGGCATAATTCCATATTTATTTGACCAGGTAATTTTGTAATAAAAATAAGGGTGTTAGCGATGGATCTGATAGAACAATCTCTATCTATAATTGTATTTTGTTTAGTTATTTTTGGCGTGGTATGGCTTGTTAGAAAGGGATTGAGCCTTATCTTTCCGAAATTAAACAAAAAAGACACGAAGCTAAATAAGGTATGGGAAGAGCTTTTGTTGCCGCTCATGCCGATGGTGTTTGGTGGAACGGCGGGATGGCTGATTTCTAGTTATCCTTATCCCGAGTTATTTACAAGTACTACGGCGCATGTGTTTTTTGGTATATTTTGCGGCCTAATAAGCGGTTTGACTTATAGACTAGTTAAGCAAAATATAATGAAGAAGATAGGGAAGAATAATACATCAGGCCCATACACCAAATAATAAAGACAGTTTGAAAATCTTGAATAATTTTAAAAGGTTACACAAATGACAGTTTACCCTTTTGCAATCGATGATGACACCACTATTGTACGTGTCGATGATAATATAAGCGAAGTTGGCGAGGAGAGTATAAACCAACTACGAGATGCGGTTTTTGCTATTGAGACCGAGCTTGGAACCGATCCGTCTGGAAGTTTAGAGACAGTTGCAGATCGTTTGAACGTATCTCTAAATCCAAATGGTACAATTAGGGCCTCTGCGTTAGCATCTGTTGGTTTGGCTACGTTACCTATTGATAATGCTCAAGTTGGAATACATGCGGGAATAGTTGAGTCTAAATTAACTTTGGACCATTCGACATCGGATTTGTATACATTGATTGCTGCAAATTCCGCCTTGTTAAATTCTTTAATAACATTTGCAAATACTACATTTTCTGATTTGAACGCCCATATCACTGGCGCGCAATTCCTTACTGATGGCTCTCCCGCTAGACATGTGGCGAGTCAGATAGACTTAAACGCGGTGCCAAGTGATCCTAGGGATCCGCTCTATGTTTGGAACGGGATTAGGGATAAATTTGGCACGCTAAGGCCTGGGACACAAGCTGCACAAGCACTAGATGAAATTAATTCCGCTTTAGTTGGTCACGAACTTTCTATTGCTAATGCTCATTTTGCCTCAGCGATAATGGTTGATACTAGTGGTTTCGCCGAAATTCCAATATCAGCTAATGACGCCCAAAAGGCCTTTCAAGCTATTGATGATTTTGAGCTATTTAATATAGGTATTCATCGGGCAACAAAACATGCTAATGCTGTGCCTCGAATTGGCAGAGTTCAAAGTTTTACTTTGCCAGATGGATATAAGGAGCAGGTAGTTCCGCCAACTCCGGTAAATACATTTTTAGTTCATCCGCCAAACAACCGTCCGGTTGATAATAATGCGCTTGGCGACGACATAGTAGAATTTAAACCAGACAACACCGGTTTTGTATTTGATTCTCAATTCAGCCAGGCAAAACCAGGCGATCATATTCGTATAAATTATGGCAATGGAATTGAGGCGATTTATTATATTGATTCAATCCGTTATGAGCCAGGCAGCACATGGGTTGTTAGGTTAAATGGTTATAATTTATTTGATGTGGATGGCGCGGACGGCTATGATGGTTATGCTAGAATTGACAGACCATTATATGATGTTGATACGGCTGGCGTATTAGCTATTGCTTCTGCTAATGCTACTCGCCCCGCCCCACCAATAGCCTTTACTGATGTTGTGGCTAGTGTGATTGCCGGACATCCTCGCGGAGCTATGGCGCTTGGATTGGGATTTGATGCCGGCCAATTAGATGATGAACATTATAATTTATATCTTGAGCTATATCCAACTGGAAATCCGAATGATCATGTTATTAGTTTACCGGCAATTGATGTTACTGGAAATGCCGGCATAACTCCCGGAGATTATACATTAGACACTGTTGTTCAGGCGACAAATAATAAGTTGCGAGAAATTGGATATAATTATCGCTTTATTGCATTTGCTTACGAGGGTGAGTTTGGTATTATGTTGGCTGATGCGATTGGGGGAGCCAGTTTTGCCATAATTAAAGGCGTCAATAATGCCGGGACGCTAATAACCGATATTTATACGGAAAATGTTATTGGTGAGAGCGCGGGTGATGATTATGATGTGTTTGGATTTGGTGCGGCACATATAGATATTGCCAGCCCAACATTCTTGGCTACATTTCCTGATCAATGGTCTGCTCAAATGCCGACTAAGGTAATTATGCCTTTCAAGGAGCGTCATTATGTTGTTAATGGTCGCAAGCTTGATCGTTTTGCGCCAACATATAATGCTCAGGTGGATATTCATGGAGATGGTTATTGGGATGGGTATATTTCTAATCGCAATCCGATAGTTCCATTTACAGTAGAAACGACGTATTTGGTCAATTTAGATCTAAGAGCGGCAGAGTTGAAGCCAGGAAAAACTATTGTAATTCAGCCGGCAATTCCATTTAGTGATCCTTTTTATTATGATTTAGATTATGGCAGATTTGTAATAAAAGATGTAACTTTTATTCAGTGCCCCGGCGATCCTGCATATACCCTAATTACTGTTTATAATAGTCGACATGGGACGGGAAGCGGATTTGGATTTTCTTCTGAGCCACCATTACCAGTTAAGCTTTATTTTTCGGAAGATTCTATCAGCTTTAATGACGCGCACGTTATTAATGCGGCTCCAGTTGGTGATTATCATAGGTTGCACGAGATTTATGTTACCGACGAAGGTAAAACATTTAGTCATGAGCGCGCGAGAATGCTCCATCAGGAAGAAGACACGCCATACGCTAATGCATTAGCAACCAGTAATTGGCATATCGAAAATGTCTCTCCAAAATTGCGTGCTTATAGAGATGGGGCAACAACATTTAATAGGTATATAAGATTTTATATTAATACCTATACTGTTGCGTCTGGAGAGTACGACGGCTATATTGGACAAAGAGATCCCTTTGGTGATGGAATTTTTAACGTTGGGCCATTAACCACCGGAAGGAAAGACGTACCAACTCGTTTTTATGACGAGACATATAATGATTATATAGATCTTGTGTTTTTAGATCTTACAGCAGCATTTCCAGGAGATCCAATTTTAGGATCTGCTGTTCCTAGATATGTTGATATAGAGATTTTCCCATCATTGCGCCTTCAGGATGAATTAATGATCCTGGCAACTTGTGAGGTTAATTGGCGCCCAGACTCTGATACATATATTGTTGAGCGCGCCCAGGATCGAAGGCAGTTTGGCAGCGTAGATGAGACAGACTTCACAACCTCTGCGATTGAATTTATCACTTCTGGCGATAGACATTTACATCCTAATGGTGTATTGAGGGGTCTGGATTTGGATTACATTGCTACGACCCCAAGTGGTACCTCCGAGGTTTTCTTTAAAGGCGGCTTGGCGTTAGTAAATGGTCATATTAGCGTGATCAATAATATGTCCGCAACTATTCCAGAGATTTTTCCAGCAGGAACGCCATACCCACCCCCACCGCCGATAAGTGTTTTATGGGCTGTTTGTGCTAATGAGCATAATGGTCTTGAAACAATTTTAATAACCACAACTAAGACACAATATTTTGCTGAAACGCCAGCAGGACAAACTTATTATGTTCCATCTGTTACTTTTACTGAGCTGATAAATACCCGACAAGATCTGACTCCAATAGCATTAATTGTTGCAGATATTAGTTCTGTAAATATTACTGAGGGTGACGTAGAAGATGTGCGCAAATTTGTAGATCATGAGGGAGCAAACCATCCGCTAACTTGGACTACCGAAGATTTTGTTGGTAATTTTCACTGTGTAGAAGCTCTGAAAAATTGGATAAATCGCTATGATGTTGGGCAATTTGGTGTAAACGATAGTACAGGAGGAGTACAAAAAGTTAGAGTTAGAGGTGTGTGGGATGTTGATTCGACAATAGATCTTTCTGGATTTACTATTCCTGTTGTTTTTGAAGGAGACGGCGCGGTATTTAATGTTACTGTTCCACAAGGATTTATAATTGATAGTTTTGTTTCATTGTATGGGATAAATTTTGTTTACAACCCAGAGGGATCATATACTCCCGATGACAAGATAAATATTGGAAATGGCTGCATTTATCGCGAACCACAAAGCGGCGCAAATGGGCTGTCACATATGATGAGAATAGAGAGATGTATATTTGTGTCTGAGGTTACATCGCAAAGGCCGCCATTTATTAATTTTGAGTTAAATAGGGACGATTGGGTGTCTAATGTAAGAGTTACAGATAACCAATTTAATGACGCAGATGATGCTACAGCAAAAATACAGGCAGCTATTGTTTTTGTTAATGTTGATGGGGCGGGCAGCGGGCCATCAGTTTTACATAATACGTGGATAGAAAATAATAGATGTAATTTCGCCCAAGGAATATATGTTATCTCCCCGACTGATTTTGTTGGGGGAGTTATTACTGGTTATGGCTTGCGTACTGCGAACGTTAATATCTGCAAAAATCATTGTGGTGTTATCGGATTCTTAACATCCGGAGTTGAAGCGGCCAGTGCAACTTTGTTGAGTGGTGTGGATTTTACGAATGGTTTAAATATTTCCGAGAATACGTGTCATTACATTGCATCTCTAGATACATTAGGGGATTCGATTTTTGGCCTGGGGGACTCAGCTTATACTTCTGGTAATGTTGTAATAGATAAAAATAATTGTAACTGGATTTTTGCAAAGATACAACAAACCGCTGCAACTACAGCGTCTTCCGTCCAAATAACTAATAATACATTGAGGGCATATAATACGACTTATTTGGAAGATACGTTTTGGTACGGATCATCTATCGTATTAAGAGCTGAAAACTCGGCTATTTTTGTTAGTGATTATATGAGCACAGAGGAGAGTATACGCGAAATAATAGGTAACAATATAGACCAGGATGTTGTTGATGGGGTCACGTACCAATATAATAATGGAATATCTGCATCAGGTCCGTCGTTAATAACAAACAATATAATCAAGAATTTTGTGTTAGATGGCGCAACTGCTTCTTCTGGGTATGGCATTTTTCTCGATGATATTGGCCCCGCGACTGAAGATATGAAAGTTGTTACTAATAACAAGATTTACAGGGGCACGAATGATATTTATGCTTATATCACTGGTGGTGGATGGGTTGATCATGCATTAGTTGTAGATAATTATTTTGATAATTATTTTGTGGCCGCAAGCGCTCCTCCGGTTGATACAGATGTAATTAAAAATAGGGGTGATAATTGGGTAGTTGAAAGAAATATAAATCAAACAGAAACAATACATGTACACGGGCATGAAGGGACGTGGGCAAGTTCTGAGATTGGCGCGGGCGATGGGTTTGCATTTTTCTTTGGAGATACCAATGCCCCCGATCCTGCATCTAATCCGGACATAACCGGTGTCGCCGCGGTTATGTCAATAGGGAATAGTCCTGATATGTTTCGCGAAGTATTCTTTATTGTTTATGACAGGTCTATAACTACTGATGCTAGGTTCATGCATTATTATATCGATTTAGAAAGTTATCTTCCTAAAAACACTTATTTTGTGCAAGCCGAAACCAGGATGACTGTTAGTGATGATTTTGATACTTTAGATTATATATTAGCTGTTATGACACATAACGGCCCTGGTGTTCCTCAGGCTGGTGCGCCGACAGATATTAGTTCGGCTGGCACATATGACATAACCACAACAGCTCCAGATTCGTCATTTAGGACTGGTGTGGGAAAATCAATTGCACTTCTGTTGTATTGGGAGCTGGAATCGGCTGCGTCCGGAGACACTAAAAAGTTTGTTGCTGTTGGCGATCATACTATACAGAAGGCGGTAGATATAACATATAGATGGTAATATGGCAACAGCGAACTCAACAAAAACCGATCTTTATGCTTTGTTCGATTATGTTCAAAACACACAGATTGTACACCCAAAAGAGGTGTTGATAGAGACGTTGCGCAATTTTTTTGAAGAAGACTCATATTATCACTATTCCCGAGATGAATTTGGCTTTCCAAATACCCCAGATCATACAAATTTACCAAATGATGCGGGCTTAAATGATGATGTTACCACGAGGGTCTATATCGGAGAATATTATAGGTATGATGTAAGATATTATCCATCAATTTTGGTCAGATCTGCTGGAACAACACGAAAACCTATTTCTATGAGTCGAAATAAAGGGTTGGTAAAAACCACCCACGTTAGATACATAGATGGGTACGGAAATGAGACAATAATTACCACGCCAAGCTATTATTCTTTGTCTGGAGCGTGGGAGGGTACCGTAGCAATTGATGTAGAGACTCGGTCCTTAAGATCGCGCGATGAACTGGTTGAATTGGTGTCCATTCTTGTGGATGATCAGTCACTTGATGATCTGACGCATGCCGGAGTATTTATCAAAAATACTAGGGTAGATGCTCCGAGTGAGGAAGAGGACAGAAATGATAAGATTTTTAAACAATCTATATCTCTGGATATACGGACAGAATGGAACCGCCACATACCGATAAACTCTGTGGTGGACGCCATTAATATATGCGTAGATTTTGGGGATGTAAGGGATCATCCGCCGGAAATAGCCCCAAATCTAAGAATTACAACGGCGCTAGAGTTTATTCAGCAGCTATCAACTTTATAGTAGTAAATATAGGAATAAATCTATAAAGGCACAAAACGTAAATCACGGCATAAGAAAACATATAAATAAGTAATAATTGTAGGCAATAAAATAACATTTTTATTGAATGTTTACATGTAAACCTAGTGAAGAGGATTAATTCATGGCAAATTTTCCAGGTTCAACAAATGCACTCCCTGGTCCCTATATAGATGTAGAAACAGTATCTCGTGGCGTATCAGTACCAGGCGGCCTTAGGATTGCCGCTATTGTTGGTGAAGGCGAAAGGGTAGAGAGATTAGTTAATTCTGCGGTAGGGGATGGTAACGATGGATTGAATTCCACATATACGTCAACCACCGGTAGCGACGGTAGGCACTTTTTGCTTACATACGCCCCAGTAATAGCTAACCGTACGGTATTATACAAAAATGGGATACCCTTAGTAGGTCTGGAACAGGCGGGGTTTGCTACTGCAGGAGGGTCGTTTAGTGATCGATATGATTATCGTTTAGATATTACCCTTGGATACGTAGAATTACAGACTGCTCATCTTGTGGATCAAGGCGGCTCTTATTGGGAGGCAAGTGGCGCCAATGTTGGAAACGGTGTGATTAATGGTCTTAGCCTTGTTGATTTAAATGCGCCCACTGAAACCTGGACAGTTAGGTGTGTATCTGTTGTGCGAGATGGTTATGGCAATCCTATCGATGGGTATGCGAAATTTATTGCTAGTGGATCGGTTAGTGGAATTCTGTTAGATGGCTATGGAAATAATGTTGTTTGGCAGTCCAATGGTGTTACCGAATCCAACACAATATTGACCTTCTCGATTTCTGAGGGATCTACTGCGTTCCGAGAGGGTGATGCATTTACAATAGAAGTGGAGAGTGGCTCATTAATTGCTGGAGATTCATTGATAGCAAATTATATTGCTGAAATAGATTTAAATGATCCGGAGTTTTTCTCGGACATGGATGAGATCTCTACAAAACATGGTTCGGCAAGTACAGATAATAGGCTTACATTAGGATGTCAGATTGCATTTGCCAATCAGCCTCCTGGTGTTTACTGTTGCCAGGCTGCACCAAGTATTCCGCGCAGAGTTTCTTATGTGTTAGAACAGTCGGCGTCTGGTGGTACTGCTCCTGATGATCTTACATTTGCTTTGCCAATTAATGTGTTCCCGGATGTTGATACTAATATTAATTTCTTTGTTACGGATCCGGTTACAGGGTCTGAAACACAAATCGTGCCTAATAAAGTAGATTTTTATGACGCGGCTATTACGGCAGCTCCTACGCTCTTTATGTATGGCGTTGGTTATACTTATGCTTATACAGTAATTCTTGAAGATTCTGTACAAAAAGAGGGCGATGATGGAGCAATTACTCCGGTAACCCCCACTACCGCTACAATAAGTAGTACAACCGTAGAGTTTAATTTGGATGACCTGAGCGCAACCAGAGAGATAAGAATACTAGCTCCTGCCGCTAATGCTGGAACTTATAGCATTGTATCTGTCAGTGAAGGTGTTGCAACAATCACCGATCCTGGCGGGTTTGTGAGTGAAACCGGCGCAGAATTTAGGGTGTTGGATACAAGTGATAGCAGTGCTCGAATCTTATTCACTTCGGACTTAGCTTTAACGCTTGGACAGAGCTTGCGAGCTACTGTTGTGGACACACGTGATGCAGACTTTTTCGATGTTGGATGGCAAGAGGCCCTGGAAGCACTAGAATTGATTGAGTGCGATATAGTGGTTCCTCTTCCCTCTCAGACAATTAGCGCTATTTTCCAGGCTGCTAGGCTGCATTGTGAGGCCATGAGTAATATTAAGAACAAGAAAGAGCGAATGTTGTTTATAGGGGCAATTCAGGGCTTGACACCAGCTAATGTAATTGGCACCACGCCCGCTGCTGTAGAAGATATTGGTATTCTTGAGGGCATTCAGGGCGATGATATATCTGAAATTTTGTCAGGAAATGTCGAGGATCTTACTAACTATGGTGTTCCTAATTCCTTTGGCGGAACATTCCGTGTAGTATATTTCTATCCAGATCAGATAGTTGTACAAATCGGGGCTGATAACACATTGGTTGATGGGTTCTTTATGGCCGCGGCAGCAGCTGGATATTTATCTGGCGTGACCAATGTTTCTATTCCTCTAACTAATAAGGTGTTGGCCGGATTTACAATTTTGAGGGACAAGCTATTTAGGCCGATTACATTGGAGAATTTAGCTGTAGCTGGTATTACAACGTTACAACCAGCGATTGGAGGCGGTACCGTAATTTGGGGTAAGACGACAACCCAGAGTGGATACCCAGAAGAAGAAGAAATAAGCATCATATTTATTAGGGATCGTATTGCAAAGAGCATGAGAGCTGCTTTTGCTGGATTCCCAGGATCTCCGGAGTCAGAAACCTTCCAAGGCACATTACTGGCCAGAGCCACAAGTGTTATGCAGAGCTTCATTTCGCAGAAGCTTATAACACAATTTGCGGATCTGAGGGTTGTTAGAGATAGCGTAGATCCGAGACAATGGAATATTTCAGTGGCAGTACAGCCCGTATATCCTGTAAACTGGATTTACATTAGGGTTGGTGTTGGTGTCCTGTAATATTTTGATATAAAGTTGTAAGTTAGAGAATAATTTTTGACTAGAGTGGTAAACTATGCCTAGAAACACAAATACACAGTTATTTGACCAAGACGGTAACAATAGAACGGCAACGCATCTATCAACTAATATTATTATTTTAGTTGCTGGAAATGTTGTTGGAGCTGTACAAGAGCTTAATATTACAGAAGCTCGGCCAACTATTACTATGATTGATGAAGTAGGAACAGATGGTCATATAGATAGTGCTCCAGCAAAATCTACAGATATTAGTGGATCTTGCAAACGTACCAGGTTTGACAAGATGCGTATAGCTGAAGCATTTAGTCGTGGATATATCCATGTTAAATCTCAGCGCATCCCTTTTGATATAGAAATTCACGATCAGTTCGCCGACTCAGATCCTGGAAACTCAATTATAACCACTATAAAAAACGTATGGATAGAAAATATCAATTATGTTTATAGTGCTGCCGATTGGGTTATTTCAGATAATATGGCCTGGAAAGCGGAAGACATTTATAGCACATTAAACATGAATAATGTGGTCACTACAATTCCTAACGGATATATTGAGAACATTCATATTAATTCATTTGAGCAAGAAGCTGATAGAGGGGATTTCCGTGGAGCTTTGGATGCACCCGGTTTGCTGAATGCGTTTTTGACGGATTAGCCGATAGAGTCTTGTAATTATTAGTTATCTCCCCCACCAATGCGTTTTGAAAATTGTGTGGGGGAAGAAATATACGCTGTGATTGGTTTTACAATCATTTGAATAGTTGCGTATATTTTGTTATATAAACGTATGGTGTTGGTTTGTCTCCAACTATATACAAATAAAGAATTAATAGGAAGAAATTATGACAGAAATTGAAAGTGAATTGGGAAGTACTTCGTTTCAAACAGGAAATAAAAGAGAAGTATATACTGTGGAGGATGCTAGTAATCCTCCCGCGCAAGATCAGCAAATTCCTCAGCGGGTACCACGACAGGCTCCTCAACAAATGCCTCAAAATAGGTTTGAAACACCTCGGGCTGCAGGAGAGGGCAGATCGTTTGCATCACAGCCACAACCGCAGGTATTATCGAATGAAGATAGGCGCAATTTGGAAGATATGCGTCAGACTGGTAGAGGCCTTACAGTTGAAGCCAAAAAAAGAGTAGAATTCTTAATAGGCTTGGGCAAAGTAACTGATGAATTTGAGATAGATGGAGTAAACTTTTCAATTAGGACGTTAAGCACCGGAGAAATAAAAGAAATTGCAAAAACTGTTTCTTTACAGGAGATGTCGGCGGCAGAGTTGGGATTTGAGCTTCGCACACAAACATTAGCCAGATCAGTATATCAGATTAATGGGTATTTGTTGGCGGAAGTTATTGGTGATGATTCTATGGAGGCGCGATTAGCTCTATTTGATTCTTTGTCAGATTCGGTAGCGGCGTATATCCATGATAAATATAAAATAATTACCGAAAAAGCACAAAATCAATATGCAGTTAAGACCGAAGAGGATGTAAAGGAAGTAGCGGACGCAATAAAAAAATCATAAAGGAGCCGGATCATAGATTTCGATGGTTTGTGTGTAAAACATTCCAGAAAATACCGAACGACCCGTGGTTTGATGAGATAGACCCGTTTCTGAAATTGTGGATGTATGAGTCTTGGGTCGGTGATTTAGAAGAAAAGAATGAATTTGCCAAGCATTATGCAATATTTAATGGTGCATTTTCAAATCCTGAGATGGCTCAAAAAATGATGAATGAAGAAAGCTCAGTTTCTGTGTCAGATGCTGATTTTGAGAGATCTTCACAAATGGTTCTAGCCGATCGACAAAAGAAAGCCAAACAACCACAGAATAGCTTAAGGCCGCACAGAAGGCGCCGCGTAATTAATAGAGAATAATATGGCAGATATAGATGTAGCAGCAACTCCAGACGCCCTACAAAAATTAATTGAAAGGGGCAAAAAAGTCAAGGAAGTTTTAGACAAGCTTCGCAAATCAGCTGATCAATTTGCCACCACCTTATATAAGGGGTTAGATAAAACAGATATTGGTATTTCTGATGCGGATGTAGGCCGTATAAAAACTGCCATGGACAATCTTGGCGGCAGTATTGGGGCCACCAGCGCAGAATTGGAGATGATGGCTGTAAAGTTTGGTACCTTAATTGCAATGGGGGTTGATAAAGAATTATTTAAAATGTCTGGCGGATTTTTCAGCATGGCAGATGGCGCCAAAGAAATGTCTGCCCAAATGGATGAATTTATTAGACGAGCATCAGGATCTAAAATAGTTTCTAAGATTTTTGGAGAAACTGGCGCAAAAGCTATAAATTTTATGGCCAATATAGCTGCTGCCGGAGATGCTGGCAGAAATATGGAAAATGCCCTATTAAAACAAGCCGCTGCCGCTGGTGGCTTGTCTAAAATGATGAAATCATTAAATAATAATTATGAAATGACTGGCACCAAAGTTCTTAAATTTGCCAAAGATGCAGAGCTAGTTGGTAATGCTACTGGTTTGTATTCGGAGCGAGTGGCAAAACTTCAGCATGAACTTATGGCTATCCCGGGAAGTATGGATAAGATGATTACATTTACTAAACAGTTATATCCGGCTTTAATTGCCGAAGAATCTGTTATAAAGGTAACGCAAGGAACATTGTTGGAGCTTGCCGAGGTTACCAATTATATGAAGGACGTGCAGAAAGATTTTACAACCGGCACAAAAGGCGCACTAGAAGCACTTTCTAAAATGCATCTTGCGTCTCAAAAGACGGAAATACCAATGGGAATTATGAAAAAATATGCTCAGGATGTAGCGGCTCAATTTCTGTATTTGGGTGATAACACACAAGGAGCAATTGACGTAATGGCATCTTTTGGACCCGCATTGGCAGAAAGCGGATATGGTCCGCGAGCTATTGCCGATATTGTTAAAGGGTTTACGAAAGGTATTTCAGATATGGATATAGCCCAGCAAGCATTTTTATCTGGAATGACAGGCGGCGTTGGTGGTCTTCAGGGAGCATTCGAAATTGATATTATGCTGGCGGAGGGCAAGGTAGATGAAGTGGCGGGCAAAGTTGAATCTGCCATGAGAAAAATGTTTGGCGGCGAACTTGTTACTAGAGAAGAGGCGGCTGGTAGTCAGGCAGCAGCCGCTCAAATGCTTAAACAGGTTCAGATGTTGACGACTGGCCCTTTTAAAGTCGCTGAAACCAGAAGGCAGGCTTATGCCATTATAGAGAAAATGAGGGCAGGAGATTTAACCACCGTAGATCTTAAACTTCCAGAGGGTGAAGATGCTATGATGAAGGTGATGAAGGCTGGAGATAAGAGGCGAGAGGGACAGCTTTCTAAACTAATTGAGATAAATAATAAAATAGCCACATATAGAGTTGAAGCCGCCTTGGTGGCAAGAGAGGGGGCA